GTTATTCAAATAAACTTCAACATATAATGTTCCATCCACATCACTATTCCAGAAACCTGATACAATGCCATAGTCACCCTCACAAGTCTTTACTAAATCTCCAATCTTCATTATGCGCTCCATAGATGCCAATGTGGATACCACACCCCTCTCTCGTTATCGTTGTCAGGCCACTCAACCAAGACATTCTCACCTGACACCTCGATGATGATGCCTACCTGCCCAGAATATCTCGAAAATGTGCATTTGTATTTTACTAAATCGCCAACTTTCATATTGTTCTCCTTTGTGATGTATATAATATAGCATGTAGGGGAGTAGTTGTCGAGGACAAATTATGTCCTCTTACTCAAGGATGGCCCATTTCTGGATGTGATCTACGATGCGATCTTCCTTCAGTCTCTTATATGTCCGCTTTTTGGCAAGGAATTCCCAAGCGTCATCATAAGACTCAACCCAATCATCTGGTAGTGGAGTTTTGGAGTGACCAATAACCTTTTCAAGATAAAGCTTACTCCAATGACATGAGGATCGCTTTACAACTGCGTTGAGTTGTTCGTTCTTTTTGCAAAAAGTCGTCATGTTGATACGCCTCTCTTCACCATCAACAAGAGCCCATACCTCAAGATCCTGTCCGTAGTTTTCGTTGAGAGTCCAGCCATAATCATAAGCAGTAAAGACATTTACTTTGTCAAGATTAATCTTTGTAATTAAGCCAAAGTAAGTTTCATCTGTATCTGTAGTCCAGCCAGCCCTATGCTCAATCTGGACCGCTGCGCCAACGTCGATACCATAGGTCTTCACAAAGACGTTGTAGAAGTGCTTACGATAGTTGTGATTGGCTTTTTTGCATAGCTCGATAAAAGCATCCATCTGGGGACAGTTGCGACGAGTATGATCTTTGCCTCCACAGAACCCGCACTTGGGGGCAGACCGCACCACAGGAGTAGAAGCTTTTAATGCTTTGTCTCTCTGCATAATCATTGTCTTTCGACAATCTTCATACCATTCACCCCAATACTTAGGTTCGGATCGGGAGCGATACCAGTTCTGTTTTCTTTCGGGCACTTTGAAGTACTTCCAAGAATCCCAGTCTTTAGCGACATGTGGGCACTCTGTGCGGTTATGCCCAGCCTCACGGCAGTAGCCGCAGCGGTTTTTACTACGGTAATCGTTTTTGCTATCTTCATATAACTTCATGTTGTTCTCCGTTGTTGAAGTGTAATGGTAATATAACCTGATAGTTTAGTTTGTCGAGGACAAATTCTGTCCGTTTTGTATTTTATACTAAAGCCATGTGTGATTCGTTGCCATAGCCTGTGTCCCCATCATCGTAAAATAACTTATATAACACAGGCTTCGCATCTATGACCTTTACAATGATTGCGTGACATCCCACTTCATAATCATAAACTAAATCGCCAACTTTCATTTTACCACCTTCAAAGCTTTCTCGGAGTAACGGCATTGAGTACCATCTGCCCAAAGCACGACCTTCGCCTTATCCCATCCGGGAATACATCGAACGATTATTCCAACTGCATCGCCTTTATAGAATCCGTTTATCGTTACCAAATCACCTACTTTCATACTACCTCCAATCTTTTCGGGAGAACATCGCTAATGTGACCATCTGCCCAAAGCACTTGATACATGGTGTAAGACGTTGTGTTGAATCTGCCTTCCCGAATCTTTGTAATAACTCCAAAAGCACCGCAGCTTCTGTATTTTACTAAATCGCCTACTTTCATACTACCTCCAAGTCTTGTGGCCACTCTTTTGTATCGTCACCATCTGTCCATGTAACCAAAGCCACCTTGTATCCCTCTACGGAAATAAAAATATCCAAGATGATCCCCCGCAGATTGGCCAACAGGCCACCGCCAATATTGTTTAGTTTTACTAAGTCGCCCACTTTCATACTACCTTCCTTAACCATTCCGCTGGAAACCCAGTGCGCAGATTTCCCGAGCCGCAAAAGACTATGTTATACCACTCGCAAGCACCGTAGCTACTTTCATGAAGCCCGACTATGATGCAGTGGTTTCCTCTATGTGTTATTGCTAAGTCTCCGATTTTCATTGTTTTCTCCTTTGTGATGTTAGTAATATAGCCTATAGGGGAGTAGTTGGCAAGGACAAATTATGTCCGCTTTTTGGTTTTTGGCACTCTGTGCTTCTTTAAGTGTTTCTCCATCACCGTTATGACGTTAGTCCCGCCCACTTCCAGCAAGTCATACCTCTTGGTTCCACCAGTCTTTTCGTTGTATACATGCGAAGTATCAATAGGCTTGGCTCCAATAGTAATAACCATCCATGAGTCAATTTGTGCTATCCTGCGGCTAACATCCGCACTGGCTCGGAGTTTTACCAAATCACCAGCTTGAAACTTAGGCTCTGCTTTGTGACTTATCCACACATTTTTTGCGTAGTCGTTCCTTAACATACCTTCCACCATAGTAAAGGACGGGGCTTTGTCCAATTTGCCTTCTAAGTATTGCAACACTTTGGTTGCCGTGCCCGTGTGATAGTGGGTTCGTTTATAATACTCTGCTACTACTCTTACCTTCTCACGATACTCTTTGTCGGTCTTTAGTTTGTTTTCGTAGCACCTCATATCCTCAAGGGCTTGCTCGCTGGTAGCTCGAAAGATGCTTTGTGCATAATTGATTTGACCTTCGGTAAGGCGGCCATTCTTTTCATGATAGTCCATAAAGTCAGTGAGGACATCCATGTATTTCTTGTTTCCCATGTCCCATGCCCTATCACGGTGTTCTTTTAATTTTTTATAAGTAATGTCAATCATGCTGTTCTCCGTTGTTGATGCTTATAATATAACCTACTCATTGAATTTGTAAAGGTCATTTTTTGTCCGCATATTCTTCGATGAACACTTTCGCTATCCATTCCTCCTCACCTTCGCAGTTATCCACAGGATCAGAGCACCAGACAACACAGACACTTCCCAGTCTCTCTTCAATTATAATGCCTACGGCCCCAGTAGGGCTATGGGTTATCAAATCTCCTACTTTCATGATACAACCTCCACTTGGTTACTGGTGCATTTTACCAACCTTCCATCATCCAGCAGCACCCTAATTGTCCTACCACCGTCGAATTCAACCACTACGCCCCAAAGGCGTGGTTCTGTGTACAACGATCTTACTAAATCTCCTACCTTTATGCGAATACCAACGGAAGGTTCGGTGTATGTGTCCGTTGCAGGCCAGTTTGCCCCCACCAATATGAAGCCCCAAAACAAAAGCTTGGCAATGAAAAATAGGGTTTCTACTTGCATGGTGCTTCCTTGCAAATGCCACACTCTATCAGTCTGAGTGCTGTTCTGCCATAGTGGCCTTGCAACCTCCAAGCGTGGCCAGTGTCAATCAACTCTTGAAAGAATTCTATGACCTCATCTGGATCCATCTCGTCATTTTCATACGCTATAATTTTGTTAATATCAACCAACATGTTTCCTCCGATGCTTCTTTGTGATGTTTATAATGTAGTCTGTAGGGGAGTAGGTGTCAAGGACACTTTATGTCCGCTTTAGAGCCTCTGTCGGAATCCACTCGTCTTTTCCGTTTGGCCACAGAACCCTACAAAACTTTTCGGTGGGCATCTCGACAACAATACCGAGTTTGGATTTGTCCGAACGGTCAAGTTCAGTGTCTTCCATCCAGCTATTGATCCTTGTCCACTTGTCAAGCTTATACACTAAATCGCCTATTTGCATACTACCTCCAAAAAGTTCTCATGTACTGTGGATTCCTTGTCACTGATAAATCTAACCCAAAGGTAGCTCCAGTTTAGATAATACACCCCTGTAATAATTCCGATACCATCGTGTTCGTTCTTAACTAAGTCTCCGACCTTAAATTTACCGTTCTTCACTAATCACCTCCAAGTCGTCTTTGTGGTGGTGATGCCATTTGCCCGTAGTCTGGTTTATTGTTTCAAACCACTTCGGTGCGAACATTTCCATTTTGAGTGGATTAAGTGGCTTCAATATAATGACATACTGCCCGTACTGGCACTGGGTATGGGTATTTTTACTGATTACTTTACATAAATCGCCTGCTTTCATGCTATCACCTCCAGATTCATCGCACTTATCCACCCATTGTCTTCATCATTAACCCACTCTATATAGAGCAAAGTTAGCGGCCTAATGGTATATTGCTTACTCTTTACTATGATACCCAACTTTTCGGTGAAGCGGTATTTTACTAAGTCACCTATTTGCATGATACCACCACAATTCTGTCGGTAGTATACCAGCCAGATGTTCCATCTGTCCAGACGACTTCCCAGTTGATAATGTCACGGACTATCGGCTTCTTGGTCACTATAACACCAGTTAGCTTGTAATTTGTTACTAAACTTCCAACTTTCATTTTGTTCTCCCTTGTCGTTGTTGATGTTTATAATATAACCTACTCATTCAATTTGTAAAGGTCATTTTTTGTCCGTTTTGACTAAATGGGAGGGATGTAGCAAATGAATCTGTCCATCAGAAAATACTACTCTGTATCTCCCGTGCTCAATTCGTATAATGATCGCTGGTAGGGGATAGGCTATCATAAATTTGTATTTACTTCTTACATATACTAAGTCACCAACATCCATATCAACACCACTTGCTGCACGTTATTTTTGCCATTTGGCATGTATGGCCATCTCTCATTCTAATAAACTCGCCCCAGCCGGACCAACCGCCTTCACCAAGAAACAGGTAGATTTCGTCATCACCCTCACAAATTACCAAGTCACCAACGTTATACACGAATCACCTTCTCAAAATGCTTAGCCCTTCCCCACTTCCTCAAACCTTCACAGAGTGGTTCTACAAAGACCCAAGACCTATTTGATAGCCTTGATATTGAAACAACAAGATAAAAGTTATCTGTCTTTATCTCTTTAACTAAATCGCCCTTCTTCATATTTACCTCCACGCACACAGCGACGTATAAAACTCCCATATATTATAGTTGAATACCCGAGAACTACCAAAGCAGCATACAGATATTCACGCTTACGTCTTCTACTATTCTGCATTTGCGGCCTCCCCATATTGCTTTGCCTTTGCTATTCGCTCCGCTTCTCTTTCATTTTCCTTTCTGATCATCTCAGATACCCATTGGTTACCGTACTCTCTTTCGTAGTCTGCGACGTATTCGTTGTCCATCACCAGTACCATATTACCATGTAAGAATTTTTCTTTCAGGCGATAGCCAGCTATAAGGAAATTGCTTTCGGGCAGTACCTTAGTATCATCACTTAATAAAACTTTGCAAATTGCGTATGGCATAGACTTCCATCGACGCTTCTTTTTACCAGTTTTCTTATCCAGTCTTGGCTTGGATAAGTATTTACGAAAAGCAACCTTCTCGACGATTGCGGTTATGTTTCCTTGTGCAAAGAATACAGTTTGTTGTGGTTTTAAGTAAGCCATGATTACCTCCAGACTTTGTGATGTTTATAATATAACCTTCTCGTTTAATTTGTAAAGGTCATTTTTTGTCCGGGTTATATAGCTTCAGTTCTCGTCGACTAAAATAGAACTCGAATATGTGCCCGCACTCGAACCATTGTACCCATATGGGGTAGTTAAGGGAGTCTCGCTCAACAATATCGTCCGGTATTATTCTCAATATGATACCATAGCCAGTCTTACAATTATTGTTTATTTTGCGAGCTTGGCCATACCTTGATAGTGTTACGAGATCTCCTACTTTCATATCATCTAAGCCACCTTCTTACAAGTTTATCAATATGGAACCAGATTTTTTGCTTCATTGAGATCTTGCTAAAGAACCATTCCAAAGCCTCATCGCCCTCTATGGTATAAAATTCCTCTGGTAGGTCTGTCGTGGAGGCAGCAATGCTTTTAACGGTGTAGTGATTCCATGAATACCTTGTACCTACAATGCCCTCATTGAGATCGCCAAATAAGCGATTGATCTGGCAATTTATAACTTTACCATCACATAACATCTCGATGCTTGGCTCTGAGTAGTACTCGCCACCATTCCCCATCAATAGGCAAAACATATTTAACTTTGCGCTGTTGTATCCAACAACAATAGCGGTGGTATCCCCCTGCCCAGCCCAGTAGTCTATCATGGCAATCGGTAATGACACTAAAGAGCCTATACCATAGCCACTATCACCCATATGCTTAACAAAAGAAGTACGCCAATTCTTATTTGCTATCGACACTCTCTTCTTAAACTTTTTTAGTTCATCACACTTATTCCGCTTGTGATGCCTACTGCCGCAAAAAGAACAGGTTGGCTTTTTCCTTACTGTGGTTCTTTGTTTCGCTCTGCGCTCTTCTCTTTTTTTTAGTTCTCTCAACGACTTGCCCTCCTTCCAATCGGGCGTGTACTCAGGGTTGGTTTCTATCTTTTTCAGAGTATTTTTAGCCACTCTATCAACTTCCGTGCAGCTTGTTATATTGTGGCCATGATTGCCACAAAACCCACATCTAACCGTACCATTGCCCCAATTATAGCCTCTCATTTCATCACCCGAACCTTAACGAGGCGATTCTTAGCTATCTCACCGGAAAGACTATCGACTTCAATAGGCTCACCAGAGTTTATCGCTTTTATTATTTGCTTAATATCTGTTTTTGTTACACCGCCAAATAATGTTGCGCCAACAAATTCATGGGGCGCACCCTCCCAGTAGGAGTCACTTTTGTCAATCCAATTGTTTTTGATGAATGTGATTGCTTCTCTTATTGCTTCAAACTTTTGTTTCATTTTACCTCCGAAAATAATATTACTTAAAGTTACTGAAATATTGAAATGCCTTGTCTGCGATTGATTTGTTTTCGTATACCATTAAGTCTTGGTCTTCCTTGACTCTCAAAGCATACAATCCAACATCATCGCTACCCAACTCTGGGTATTCTTGTAGGTGTTTCTTCTTAATCTTGAACGGCTTAATCATTGTCTTTCTCCTTAGCTAATAAAATCCCATCAATATAACCAATGGGAACAAAGATCCTAATTACTCTCCAGCCCTTAAATTTATAAGGTGGCTCCTTTTTCCATACAAATTTAGTTGTATCTTTAGTGTGCACAGTTTCGACATAGATGCAAAGATGAGATCCAGTGCCATCGCTTGCATGTCTGACATAGTAGCGGTTGTCTGTGCAATCCGCTGTGTCTGCCATTAGCAATTCAATTGCTTGTTCTTTTGGGAGCTTGTCGCCCCGCCAAAATAAATTCGCCATATTCAATTCCTTCGTTAGTAACAATTTTGAGTTCGTGTTTATAATGAATAGATAGTAGGCTACGTCCAGCCCATAATACTGAACAGACCCTCCAATCGTCTTTCCAACTATTATCGACAACTATTCCAAATAAGTTATCATAGTCAGGGAAAGTTTCTGTATCTGAGTGGATTACCAAATCTCCTTTCTTCATGTTGTATTCCTAATCTAACCCGTTGAGAAAATTTGTAAAGGACATTTTTTGACCTAATTTATCTTTCTCAAAAAAGTTGTGTCAATTGTGTGCACGTATCCAGTGGTAATCCACTGGACAGAACAAACCAGAGTGCCATAGCCCATTACCGTTCTGGATAAAACTATGCCATACCCAATCTTATCATTAAGGCGGTGTGAAACCAAATCACCCTTACTCAGTTCCATCTCCCGCCCTTCTTAATAAGGTACTCTGATAGGTTCTTTACTGCCATATTAATGATTGAGTGTACTCCTTCCTGCTCTTCCTCGCTCAGGTGTTTTGTTTCTTCAAGTAACTTTGTTAAATCTGACAGGTTCAGTAGAAGCTCTGCGTTCTCTGTGAATTTTCTAATATTGTCTTCTGCTATTTCAAAAGGTGTTTTTTCGATACTCATAGGATCTCCATCTAATTTGCTTTAATGATTATAATATCGCCTCTTAATACTAATTTGGCGAAAGTTGTTTCCGCTATTATTTGTATATCACCATCGACATACGTTATCTCGTAATTTTTTCTCCACTTTATTGCACCGACATCGGTATTCATTGCACCGTATGGTAAAACTTTTGATATAATTCCAACCTTACCCATGTCCTCTACCAGAGTACCAGCAGGCCATTTTGTAAAACCGCTATTCTCCACATTTAAGCACCTCCATTATCTTTTTTGTATTCAAGTGTTGAACACTCGATATAAATACTACATCTTCTTGAATACTTGGATAAGGGGAGAATTGACTCATATGCAGACCTACAGCAGATAGCACCCCAATCACCCTACCATGTTTATCAAAAACAACGGATCCGGACGAGCCGGGTAGTGCGAAAGATTGAAGTATGATACCGTCGCCATTGTCGGCTGATACCATGCCTTTGATTAAGAGTTTGCCATAATGAGAAGGAAAGCCGGAGTGATAAACCTTGTTACCAGATAAATCTTTGGATTTATTCAGGACCCAGTGCATCGGAACTATAGTCTCCAATGGTTCCTCTGGTACTATGATCGCAATATCGTTGATAAAATCAATATAAATTACCCTCATATCTACCAGCTTTTTGCCATCGGTCAGTTTCATGGTCACTTTGCTGTTGACAACATGTGCTGCTGTTAAGATAAAGTCCCTACCAGCGTGTGCAAAATAGTTACCAGAGCCATGCCCAATCTCTTTCCCATTGCTAAACATAGCAATTTTAACAGATGAATCAATAATCTTTGATGGTGGCTTCTTGAAACCAACCTCCACCCACTCGGCTGAATATGTGCTTGGCACTTCCGGTTCCCCAGACAAAAGACAGCTAAATAAAAATAATAACATAAACATTCCCCCCATAAGTAACTATGGGAGAAACACACTAATATCTTTTCGGAACGTAATAAATATTTTTGTTACCCACCCTCGTAATCAATTCCAGATCCACACGCTTTGATTTGGTAATGATTAATCCTTCATTCCACTCAAAGTCCTTATCAATAGAAACAACGAAATTGGACTTGTCGTCATTACTCATTGTGATTTCATTATCTTTAATGTAAAATGAATCAATGTTGTCTATGTTATTCTTTAGGACAGACACTCTTTCCTTACTATACATAGAGAACGTCCCATCGTTACACTCCGACAAATTGTGCAAACAAAATAAAATAAACGAAGTGACAATCGGATTGGTTTCAGTAACGGCTCTTTCTTCAAAGTGCTCAATTAGGTCCCAGTGGAAGCCCTTTAACAATTCTTTGAAGACCATTTTGGTCATGTAAACGTCGTCTTGCAGCAGTATAAAAAGGTTATAGTGCTTTGGATCATCGAGCCACAATGTAACCTTATGCGATCTCAGGGGGGAGAAGTAGTATCCAATATTATCATTGTAAATTACGAACTTCTTGTCTGTCTGTTGTATAAGATTGGACAAGACATTATGGATTTCGTTTGTCTCGTACGATTTAATAGGGTTGAAAGATTTGAGCATATCATTCTCCTATGTGCTAAATAACTGTAGTAAGTCTGAATATCCACCGATAAACTCTTCTTCCCATTGATAGTCCCCAGCAACAGGTGATGTGTTCCATACTCTCACTATCAACGGTACAGTGTGCCATTGGTGTTTTTCTCTTATATAAGAATGAAGCTCTGTTGATTCGTCTATGCAACAAAACATAAACTGCTTATTGTTTTTTACAAGTAAGTCCTTAGCCTTGACGCAGAATGGACAGTCAGACCATGCAATTATTTTATAATATTCATTCATATCAGTCTCTCAGTAATGTTTTTGTCGATTTGCCGATTTTTGACTCGATGAGTCCCATATCCCCTACCACCGTTATGGTGTCACTTATCCCATTCTTATTAATAACAATATCTGTAAATACGGCATTGTTATCCAGACCTATGTCTATGCGCCCCTCCAGTAGAGCAGTGCGATAATTTCTATTTTCCATCAAGTATGTTACGTGTGATACATTGACGACAATCTCAGATAAATAGTATTTCCCATGATGGTAATTTATTCTATGAAGCTTTATAAACACTGGTTCCTCCGTGCAACTGTAAGTCTTTTGACCTTATCTCCCACTGTGCGTTATCGAACAGCACAGTACATTTACCTTCTCTAACCTCCAAAATAATCCCATACTGCGGTTTGCGAGTAATGCGAAGCGCACAAGTATTACCGCCCAAATTCGTAGCATAGGTATTTTGTGGTATTCTAACTAAATCACCCTTTGTCAGCATTGCTCATCTCTGCCAGCTTCTTCATAAAATCTCTTGAAACCGGGCTCTCATCTATAACATCGGGTCCTGCTAATTCGTCATCATCGCTTACTGGTACTGGGGCAGATTGCTCTCGCTCCCTGTTGGCCATAGCTTGTTCAAGCATTTTCTCATGCTCACGCTTTTGTGCTTCTTTTACAACATAGTCTCGAAATGCTGTTATTGCACTCGCAACCTCGCTAAGATCTTTGTCAATTTCTGACAGCAGCAGCCTTGTATTGTTAATTGATTCCATAACGCAGTCAATATTAGCAGCGTTACTCATATCTAAATTCATCACATGTGTAGTAGTAGTGTTAGATGCACATGCTTTACTTATGGTTTCAGTCACTTCACGCAACTGTTTTTGAAGCTCTGCTGGGACCTCGTTGATGTCAACAGAACGAAACATTTTTGCTTTCATAATACCTCCAATTAAGTTTCCATTATTAATTTATATAGTGTTGTGGTCACCAGACCAACGACCGTCATTATAATTCCCCACTGGATTTTTGATTGAGCTTCTTTCCATTGTTCTAAGGCTCTAAGTCTCGCATAGAGGCCGGAATCAGGACTATAGATAGCTTTCTTTACTTCCTTAACATCAAGTATCATTTCGTCTTGCTTCTCGGCAATCCTTTCAATATCATTCTTAATCTCTAAAATCGCAGTCGATATATCTTGTAGATGGTTTCTCTCATTTGACATAATAATACCCTCCAGTGGTAATTAGTTATGTCATGAGACAATTGCATGACTGGTGGTTATCAGTGTGCTGGCTACTGATATTGCATTTTGCAAGGCACAACGAGTAACTTTAACGGGATCAATAATACCAGTCTCAAGCATATTTACAGGCTCGTCAGTAAGGAAATTATAGCCCCAGTTGTTATCTTGGTGTCTTACCATATCTACAACGATATCAGGTGATTTTCCAGCGTTTTTGGCCATTTGTCGCAGTGGTTCTTCTACTGCTTCAAATATTATTTTTACTCCTATGGCTTGTTCTTGTGAATCTGTCGTTATGCTCAGACCCTGTGTAGCACGCAGGAGGGCAGTACCACCTCCAGCTACGATTCCTTCTTCTTGAGCAGATCGCACAGCTTCCAGAGCATCGTCGATTCGATGTTTCTTTTCCAACATTTCCACTTCAGTTGCAGCACCCACACGTATAACAGCAACACCAGAAGCAAGACGAGTGATGCGTTCTTGTATGCGTTCACAAGCCTTGATGTCATCGGTTTGCTGGATTTCTGCTTTAAGTGCCTCAATCTTTGTCTCAATGTTCTCTTCACTACCTCTACCTCCGACAATCGTTGTCCAGCCCTTGTTCATTGAAATAGATTTGGAATGACCAAACATGGTCATGTTCATTGCTCTGAGGTTATGGCCCTTCTCCCGTGTGATAAACGTAGCACCAGTAGAGGAGCAGATATCTTTTAATATATTTCTTCTTTCCTCTCCATATCTCGGTGGCTTGACAGCAACAACCTTCATGGTTCCACGAACAGCATTGGCAATGACAGCGGCAAGGGCTTGACCTTCCATATCTGCCACGATAACCAAAGGAGAGTTGTCACGGGATGCCAGTTCGAGGGTGGGTAGTATCTGTTCAATGGTTTCGATCTTTTCATCTGTAACCATGATGAGAGGATTTTCATACTCAACCGTTCCATTACGCTCGTTGTTAATAAAGGTGGAGGAAAGATAACCGGAATCAAATCGGAAGCCTTCGATAAGATCGAGGGATGTATTAATCGAGCGGGCTTCTTCTACAAGTACCGAGCCATCTTTACCGGCCTGATCGACTGCTGTTGAAATTAAAGTACCAATAGCTTTGTCGTTGTTGGCTGAGATTGTGGCTACGTGTCGGATGTCTTCTTCCGAACGTATGGGGGTCGCCATCTCTTTCAACCTTTCGACAATGGTTGTGGCTGCTTTATCCATGCCACGTTTAATTTCTATGGGGGATACACCAGCAGATAGATATTTTTGTGACTGTCTTAGGATTGCTCTGGTTAATACTGTGGCGGTGGTTGTTCCATCGCCTGCTTTTGATGCGGATTGTTCCGCTGCTTGTTTGACGATTTGCGCCCCGACATTCTCGAAGTGATCTTCAAACTCCACAAACTTAGCAACCGTTACACCATCTTTGGTAATAACGGGAACGCCTTGCTTACGGTGAAACAATATAACATTACGACCCTTTGGTCCAAGAGTCGTTGCTACATTGTCTGCGAGTTTGTTGATGCCATTGAGAATCTTTGCACTAAGTTCTTGATTATCAAGATAGTGTTTTGTCATCTTTCCTCCAGAAAAGTATGTGTGTATATTATAATATAACCGCTTTTATGAGTTTGTCAAGTAATTCTTCGGTTAATTTTTCGTTTTTATGCTCTGAGATCTGGGCTTGATGCTTCTGCCCGAACATTGTGTTGAAAGCATTCTTAAGTCTGGTGTATGTTTTGCCAATTTCAGCAGCTTTATTGGCACTTGGCGTTTTATCTTTCTCTGTTGTATAGCTCAAGTTCTGTTTTGTTAGCAAGTCTACTTCTTTGCTTGATTCCATAGCAGCGGTGAGGAATGCTTTGTTGAGCTTACCAAGAGCATCGGCAATCATCTTATCAACATTGGCAACTTTTCTGGCTTCGTTTGCATCAACAAATGGGATACGCATTTCTTGCCCTTTGGCTGCTGCTTCGATAAATTTTGTAAAATTGTTTTTAGCAGAAGATACACCTTTCTTTACCTTCATCTTACTACCAGATTCGGTTCCATCGGGCTTAAAAAATAAAAAATGTGTGGGATTATCAGGATTATCTACGCTAATTCCTCCAAATATAATTTCAAGCTCTCTTTCCATCTTTTTGGCCGATATATACCACACCTTCTTTCCGTTTATATATGCTTGCTGACAATGGGCAATTAAGCCTTTGCCGCCATCCTTTAGGAGTGTTCCCGTTGCTTGAGCAGTATGGTGCTTATCTGCGTATTGTTTTGCGCTGGTGTATACATCGCCATTTTTACCAGCAATATTATCAATTGCGCCACTTTCCCCACCAAATATACCACCACCAGTTATTAATGCAATGAGCGTTTCAAAAACCGTACCAGCAGAGGCGCCTTGAAATTGAATAAAGACGGAGGCCAATGCCTTAAAGGCAACAGCGGCTGCCATTAATTCTTCTGGTTCAAGTTTTTTTAATGTATTAGTGTCATCAGCCTTAACAAGGGTCGCAAATTTAGAAAGCAGGTCAAATCTACCACCAAGGGTGTCTGCGGCCATGTTGGAGCCAAGTTTCTTTGGGTCTATGCTAAAGAAAGTCTTCAGAGCATCAACCACAGCTTGGTCGAGCTTGCCTTTGGTTTCTAATTTTTTCGCTTGAAGGTCTGATTTCAAATCTACAGCAGAATAGTCCATATCCATAGTGGGAATTGATTCCCCGGCTGACGGTTCGACTTCAGCGGCCTGTTGGTCTTGGCCTGTTCCGAGTTTCTCTCCGCCAATACCAGTCGAAGCAGGTAATTTGCCTGCTAAAGCCTGTGTGGCAATATTTCTGACCACTCTGTTCTTTCCGCCAACTTTCACGTTTAATACTGCATCATGCTCGTCGCTGCCTGTGGGCTTTGTCGCCCCTATCCGCATGTCATCAATAGTGATATCGGCAGCATTCTGGTCTAGCTTTGCGAGTGCCGCAATTCGCTTCTTTAATTCTGCGTCGGTCTCACCTGTTTTATTCTTGTTTCCACCAAATATGCCCAATTTGCTTGCATCAAATGGAAAGTCTTCATCAAGCCTCTCCATCTCTTCCAAGATCATCTTCTCAAGTACTTCATTAGTCAGTTTCATTCTTAATATCCTCCAAAAGAGCCTTGAGGTCGAGGTTTGCACAGTCTATCTTCCGGTTAGTCAGATGGTAATGCGACACGAACCCTGAGAATTTGTTTCTGCTGGCTTCTTTGTCAACTGTGTAGCTTGTTTCCCCATCTTCATCCAAAGGACATTCAAGAGGAATCCACGGCATTGCCCCATGAACGGCCTTCATAAGCGCCTTGAGGGCATCCACCTGTGCAGGGTAGAAGTCCATAAATGGTTTCATACTGCGGCCGTGAACATGAGCGTCTTCAACCAAAGGGCGTTCGCCAAATCCATGCTTCTTATACCAACTTTGGTACTTTGGGTAATAGGCGTTACTTAGCTCGACTCCAACCGAAGGGCTGTTGTATTTCCCACCAGCATGGTAAGCTATGTGGTTCATGTCGAGAAACTGGAATATGGTTCCATCATTGTCAATGGCGAAATGCACGCTTAAACCTCGTCTTTCGAGCACCCTATGGCATGACTTTGAGTTCAAACAAACGTCCCAGTGGGAAACGAAGTACTTTGGCTTACGTTGCCTTGTAACTTTCTTATAACCTTTGGTTAGCTTCAAGCCACCAGCATTGAAAGGGAGCACAACCTTATCCCATTCGATGGGATAGTACTCATTATTGTAAATGATGTGGTTGCTTGATCCCTTTCTAACTTCTTGGTGCTCATACTCCTCAAGCTGTGCCTCACGCACAGCCCAGATTCTTCTAAACGTTGCCGGGCCGCAAAGCCCATCTGCCTTAAGGCTGTGGTTTCGTTGGAAGTTCTTGATTTTCTTTACGAGATCTTCATCGAACTCGTAAGCTCCGAACCATTCAGGCGCCCAACCAAGTTTTTCAGCAGACGCTTCATTGTAAAATATCTTATCTATCATGTATTGTACCTCTTAGCCAATTATTTCATCAGCGATACCGTACTCAACTGCTTCCTCGGCTGTTAGATAAACATTTACCTTTCTATCAAGAAGCTTCTGGATTGTTCGTGATGTCATATTGGTTTCTTTTGATAATGCCTTAATATATAGTTCTTGAATATGCTTAATCGTCTTAACCTCATTCTCGATATCATGCAACTCACCAGCAGAACCAGCAGCAACAGCATGAATCATAACTCTACAATGGCGTCCTATTTTTCTCTTACCTTTCGTACCTGACGCCAGTAGTAGGGTAGCCGCTGACATGATTTTGCCCAGACCAATAGTGTGAATTTCACATTTAGCTTTGGTAATCGTCATCATATCGTAAATAGAGAACATTTCATCTGCGGATCCTCCATAAGAGGAAATATAGAATGTAATCGGATCATATGGTGGCTCTGACTCTTTGAAGTCTGTGAGCATTAGTAGGCCCATTGATATATCACCAGCCTTATCCTCATCAACATCGCCAAAAAGGGCAATGGTTCTAATTTCCTTTTGAGAGCCCATTATCATCTCTGCGAGTTCGTTTGCTCCCGTTGTCCCTTCTTCACCTTTCTTTTCTACCTTGTCTGTAATTTTAATCATTTTGCCTCCTTGACAGTTTTGTCGATATATTCCATTGCTGTGTTCCAGTCATGGAATGTTATTAAGTAATTATATTTTGGCGGCACAGTGTTAATAAAATTCCTAATGCACGTCCTTTTCAGCGAGTCTATCTCTCTTTCATCTACCTTTCTTTGCCACTCAATGTATTTTTCATCTCTCCCCGCCAGCCTCATGGCTTCTTCCTTCAAGTATTTCATTTCATAAACATTTTGTAAGTTCTTTGCCATGAGTACCACGCAGTCTTTTATTGCAGACTTAATCATTATTACGCAGTATCCAGCATTAATGAGATGATTTAGGGTAATGTGGAATGCGATCCCAAAACAGAAACCAGCCATCAGTGAAGTAAAATCCATTATCTCTCCAAAATAAAAGAGGACGGATTGTTACCTCCGTCCCCCAGTTAAATAAGTAATGAAGCTATTATTACTTAGTACGGCGTTTGCGACCAAGAGCTTCATCAAGTTGCGCTTGGGCTTTCTTGGCACGGAGAAGTCTTTTAGCAACACGCTTAGCAACTTCCTGCACTAGTTCGTCCTCATTAAGTTCGAGGTTAATTCCAGAGAGGGCTTCCATCACCTCCTCGTCCTCTTCTGGGGTATCGGCAGGTGCATCAACAGGTGCAGCATCGGCTTCATCGTCAGCAGCATCAAGTTCAGGCGCTTCTTCCCCGGCAGGCTCAGCCACTTCTTCGCCGGCAGCATCGTCTAACATATCAACTACATCAGCCGCAGCCATTGCAGCGTCTTTCAATGCTTTAAGTTTTCCAATATCTTCTGGACTGAGTTCAACTTCTGCTTCATCGCCTACTGGCTCTGCGGCAGCGTCCATCTCGGGTTCCATACCCATTTCGGCGTCATCTACTGGGCCGTCTGCTGGTGGAAGTTCTTCGTCTGCTGCTGGTTCTTCTTCAGCATACATATTTTCTTCCATTTTCTTTTCATCATCACGTTTGTCATACATTTCCTTTAATGCATTAGAAACTAGTTTTGATTCCATTCCGGCAAGCCCCATAAAGCGACGAACGGTTGCCTCATTTAATAGTCCTTTCTTTGACATCTAAAATCTCCTTAAAATGTTTTCATAATAAATAGACACCAAAACCCAAAAACGCTAAAAATTATATTTCTGGGTTCGATTTTGCTATAATATCAAATATATCTTCAAGTTCTTCATCTTCAATTCCAAACTTAGCCAACAAATCTTCAGCCTGTTCATTGTCTCTTATGATATATTTAATGTTGCGTTTGCTCATTTTTATATTATTCTCCTTATATCTGTTAATAAAGTCCATAATACTCTTGTCTTTTTCCAAATAACCTGTAATAAAAGATCTGAAGAATTCTGCCTGTGATATGCCATCATACTGCAATCTAACCTTTAATTGTGCATGTCTAACGTCAGTGTCGCTAAAAACAACCTTTTTCTTGTTATCAGAATCACTCATAAGAAAGCCCCCACACAGTACAATACAACTCTACAATACTTAGTTTTAGGTAATAGAAAAGCAAAGAGTTAATCTTCCAAATTCATCTCATCTATTAACTGCTTGGCCTTCCCCCAGCAAGTAGGGCAATAAACCCTGACTATCTTTTCCTTCTCACGTACAACGACATTCCAAGACTGGACCTGTTGTTTGTCGCTTTTGTCGAACGGCTTCATGCAGACCATACACTCTTCTGGTAAGAGGTCAAAGAGTCCGAGCTTTTGTTCAAGCTCGGTCTTTTGCTTCTTTGACTTTTTTATTTTTCGATCTCTTGCTCTGCGTTCTTTGCGATTCATTGACCTGTGCTCCCAAATCCGCCTTCGCCTCGATCTGTATCGGTCAGTTCATCAACTTCTATAAATTCAACTTTAGGATGAGGAACTATCATAAGTTGAGCAACTCGATCACCAACATCATATACAGTGCTATCTGGTGTTGCCGCTTGTGAAAACCACCCAAACTTTAGAATAATCTCGCCACGATAACCAGAGTCAATGACACCGACATGGTTCCTTAACATCTGTTTTGTCTTTGATATTGAGGATCTCGGATATATTAGGCCAACGTGCCCATCAGGGATTTGCATTGCCAAGCCAGTCTTATATACCATGTTACCGTATTTGTCTGCCTTTCCACGCTCGACGGCATGAAGATCCAAAGCGGCATCGCCACTCTTTGCGTAACTAGGAATTACAGCATCTGGATGGAGTTTTTTAATTTTTATAATCATATTATTTATCCTGTTCTTAGTGATCATATTTTTTCCTAACTAATAGTTGATTGCTACGAAGTGATATGTGGAGGCGTCTTCACCAGAAAGGCGGTCCCTATATTTCACAGAATACTTAAATGGGTATTCCTTTACAATAAAGTTTTTATAAAGGCCCTCAGTAAATTCGTCTTTGTTTAAGATAATCATTGCCTTAGACTGCTTGCTTTTGAACCATTCAAATAATTCAACGTGCTCTTTGTTGCCAAACACATTGTCTGCTGAGTATTCTTTGAACTGTCTGGTATATGGCGGATCTAGAAAAACAAAATCGTTTTTTGTAGAAGTTGATACTGTTTTTTGCCAAGTTTGGTTATGAAAAGTAGTATTATCAAATAAAACTTGCAAATCTTCAGACCATTCAAGCTTTTTAAACGTTTTGTAGTAACCATAAGGAACATTAAACTTCCCTTGACTGTTAAAGCGTAGCATACCCCCGTACGACAAACACCTAAGTATATAAAAACGCTTAGCCAAATCATATTCGGAAGTATGGTTGCCATCCCTCCAGTGATAATATAACTTGCCAGCTTCACCGAACTGTTCTCTGGCTGCTTTTCTTAAGATCTTTAATTGGCTTTCTCTCTCAGGGCTTTCCTGTTCAAGAAGCTTGGCATCAATTAGTTTCTTGTATTTGTCATCAACATTGTCTGTGATTTTCTTTTTATATGTATCTGAGAAATTATTAACATCCTTGACGAAACCATCCCCATGCTTACCTATAGTCTTATAAAACATGATAACTTCATCAAAAAAATCACCTACAACGCTTTTATTGGGCGCTAATCCTAGCCAGACTGCTCCTCCTCCTAAAAAGGGCTCATAAAAAGTGTCATATTGTTTTGGTGCTAGCTCCTCCACATGGTGGAATTCTTTTCTTTTTCCACCAGACCACTTAAAAAACGGTTTATTTTTAGCTGTCATTGTTACCTCCTAATAGTTGCTTTGCATGTGATAAAAATGATCTAATATTGCCTTGTTTGGCTTTTTTTCTACCTTTATCAACAAGTTTTTTGCTAATTCCAATTGTATCACAATAATCTGCGCCTGTGCAGATGCTTTCTCTGTTGGTTGTTGTTTTAACTGAACTGTTTGCCAAATTGTCACAATTCCACAAAACAAATTTAGTCTCTATTCTATAGGTGTTTCCAAAGCGATTTCGCATGTAGTTTAGACACTTTAATAAACTCTCCATTTCTCCTTGAGATTTTTTTGTATCAAATCCATTCCCATCTTTTAGCTCAACAATATAAATCGTGTTCCCAATCCTCGCTAAGCCATCAATAGATATCGCTTTCTTGCCTTTTAAGATAATATTATATTTTTCTAAATCCTCAATTTTGAATTTGAATCTTTTAATGTAGAAATCGCCGGGCTTGCTGAAATTAAATTCATCAGTGCTGGATTTGTCATAATAAGCGAATTTATTAGAGTTCTCCACAACAGATGCAATTGTATCTTCCAACTGATTGCCCATTGAGATTTTAGTTGCATGAAAAGCGGTCATTAGTTTGCACACGCTCTCACTAAGTTCAGGATCGTCTTCACACCAGAAAGCGCTGGTGTAGGAACTCTGCTTTTCCTTGTTGTGCTCCAATCTTTGGTCAAATATTGATTTTTTCATAACTACCTCCGTGTCATGTATATAATATAACATGTTTTAGATATTTGTCAAGTATTATTTTAATATATCAATATAGTCTTCACAGCTAACACCAGTTGGCACGACGCCACTAAGATATGTCAGGTCTTTAGTTGAGAGTGCTTTTCTGATTAGTGTTGATGAGACACTTGGTTCGTTTGATTGTGTTGGGACCATGATAGGCTTGGCTAATGGGGAGCCCATCTCTTTGGACAGGCTCTGAATAATATTCACGAACCTTTGGCCATACACAGGTTCTTTTGCACCATAGCCAGCGGTAATCGTAGATCCGGCGGTTTCATCTATCCAAGCTAACTTGGCTGCGGCGACAAAAGTATTGCCAATCGCCTTGATCAGTTTTACTCGATTTGGCTGACCTAGTGTTGAAATAAACAACTCCCAAACCTTTCTGGTATGGCTTGAATTGAGAATAACCTTGCCATCTGTTGATAATCTGTTCTTATCGCCATAAACAATATAAACAGTCTCAACAGATGGCATCGATAGATATTCTTGTACAACAGCCAAGTGGCCTTTGTGTGGAGGCTTGAAGCCACCGAAATAAGCAACAAACATATTGCCTCCGTTGTGATGTTACTTTAGTAATATAACACGTTTGCAAAGTTTGTCAAGCTTTTAGCCCAACAAAAACCAATTATTATTCAAAGCACCGTATGTACTGAAGCCCCAATCTGCACTGTACTTGGGTTTTAGCATGTATGGTCTGTTGATGTGCAGCTTATCCTTGTCAGGCTTGATAGACCAGCAGCGAATCTTGGTCAATACAGAGTTGGAATCAATCACCTCAACAACATAGAAGTTGCGACCATTCTTTGACTTTTTGAGGGTCACAGAGCGTGGAATACACCAACAATAGCCTAAATCATAATCATATTCGGATATTGGAGGAGCCACCCACTCATCAATCCTTGCCTGCACGTCTTGGGTAATGACTTTGGACATGGGAAATATACCTGTTAGATCGGTCAGGAATGTGATTTTCTCTTCTTCAGTGAATGAACCTTCAGGATGGTATGCCTCGATGTTCTCAAGCAGATTTTTAAGCCGTTTTGGGCGATCTACGCACACTGCTGACCAGAAGTGCTTATCTCCTGAGAAGCGGTCATCAATAAGGTGGCGAAGGGCTCCCGCTCTGCACAGTACATCCAGAGCCTTCTTATTGAGTTTGGAATAAACAATGTTCTCATTAAAGATAAAGTCTTCAACGGTCTGGAATGGACGGTTGTTAAGAATCTGCTCGATGGCTTTCGCACCCAACCCTTTAATAGTGGTTAGAGGTGCAACAAGGGTGTTTTTATCGAGGATCTCCCAGTACATACCAGAGGTATTTACATCTACGTCTTTGATTTTGAATCCGTGTTGTTTAGCAAGGTTAATCGCCTTTTCTTTACGGGTTTCCGGCTCACGTTCAAGGAAGGCTGCTGTCCATTCTGCCGGGAAATAATTACAAAGCCAAGCGCACTGATAGCTGATAATAGAATAAGAAACGGCATGAGACTTATTAAAGCCATAGCCAGAAAAGTATTCAAAAGTTGTCCAAAGAGCGTTTGCTTGTTTCTCCGAAATCCGTTTAGCTCTACACCCTCGGACGAATTTGTCTCGTATCCGTTCTTTAACCTCACTTCCCTTACCTGTTCCCTTCTTAGTAAGTAGTTTTCTAAGTAGGTTTCCCTCGTCTAGGGTGAGATTGTCACCTAGTTTGTGGGCCAACATGGCAATCTGCTCTTGGAAAATTAAGAATCCATGAGTCTCCTCAGTAATTTCACGAACAGTTTTGTTCAGGTATTTTACAGAGCTTGGGTCTTCTTTAGCACTAACATAAGATTTATCAACGCCAGCAGAGAGAGGGCCGGGACGATAGATAGATGTGATAGCAGAAATATCAATAATAGATCTAGGCTTTGCATTTTGCGCAAATTTCTGAGCACCTTGCTCTGCGAACTGGAATATGCCAACCCACTTACCATCATGAAAAATATTCTTATATACATTTTGATCATGTAGGTCTAACACATCTGGGTGTAGGTGGGTATCGTAGTACTTCTTAATGTCTGCGAAGGAAGGATTGCTAACGCCATGATGTCTGCGAAGAATAGAGCCGATGCAGTCCTCAATCATGCGAAGCGTTGACAAACCAAGTAAGTCAAACTTGATGAAACCCATAGGCTCAAGATGGCGCACGTTCTGGCCTTCTGACCATGGAGTTTGTCGAACTCCCTTACTAGCAATAAGCGGCATGTACTTATCTAAGTCTTCTCCAATAACCACGCCACCAGCATGACGAGAGACCTGCCGGACTTGACCCACAAGGCCAACAACGTGTTCCTTGATCTTTGGATACTTAACGAAAAACTTTTGCAGTGATTCACTGTACTCGATAACTTCCTCAAAGGTAGGAGTATACACACCAGCCTTGATGCCGTGCTTAGCTTTGGCTAAGGGTGTTGCTTCGAATAGCATCTTGTTGGTCACACCATTGACTTCCATGAAAGGAACATCATAAAATTTACTGATGTCTTTTATCAGGCTCTTCAGTTGAAGTGTGCTAAAGTTAGAGATGGGGACAACAACATTGTCACCCCACTCTTCAATAAGCTTCTCTTTTAATGCCATAGGTTCAGATACATCGTAATCAATATCAGGATAATCAGTCGCATCCGCCCGTAAAAATCGGGAGAAAAGAAGGTTATAACGAATTGGATCCACTTGAGTAATGCCAAGAGCATAAGCAACAAGAGAGCCAGCCGCAGAGCCTCGACCGGGCCCAGAGATTTGTATTTCATTGGTCTTATCCGCAATAGATTTCATTGTGAGGAAATACTTGGAAAACCCACGATCCGCTATTACCTTGAGTTCATGGTCAAGGCGGGCTTCGTACTCCAAAATGGTTTTATTCTTACGATGTTTAGTTTTCTTATCAAAACTAGACGGGTGGTTAAGTTTTAGCAAGGAAAACAAACCTTCCGATGCTATTCGCCTAAGATAATCGTCGGCAGTATATCCAGCAGGAACCACAAAGTCAGGTAAACGAACGGTATCATCAGGATAAAATCCTTCAATGCGATCAAAAGCAATACGGTGAGATTCTTCGATGCTTTGTAGAATGAGGTCGTCGTCATATTGTGCTCCGGCTTCTTTCGAGTATTTAAGGTAAGACTCCCACATTTGGTCGCCGTTCTTTGGATAAAGTTCATATTCTAATTCCTGTACTGATGTTGGTAGATTCATATCAAGCCACTCAGGCTTACCCCTACCAAGCCAGCCAAGTCTTTTATATAGTTCTCTGTCGGTCCAAGCGACAGGTGTTGGATAATGAGAATCGCATGTAGAAACTAGCTTAATACCTGTCTCTTGAGCGATTTTAATAATGTACTGATTGAGTTCGTGTTGTTCAGGGACTCCGTTCCATTGGAGTTCTCCATACCATCTGTCTCCGAGAATCTCAACCATTCTTCTTGTTGTTTCCCGCATAGCTTGTAATACAGCTTCCTCACCTTCTTCACGGTGAGCCCAGTAATTACCAGCATATACACCGCCAAGACAAGCGGAAAGGCAAATAACGCCGCTAGAATATTTGTTAAGTAATGCATAATCAATCCTTGGTTTGCGATAAAAGTAATCTCCGTTATACGATTCGGAAACCATCCTATAAATATTGTTAAGGCCTTCTTGATTCATTGCGAGAAGCACAAGATGTCTGGAACGGTTCAGTGCAGTGCCCTTGCTTTTGCTAGCACCTTCTGCCTCGATGTTTGTACCAGTTCTTTCATTTGATATAGTACGAGCTTTTTTCTTATCTGCTCTGTGCTCTTCATAAGTCCTGCGCCATTCTTCAATGTCTTCAATGAAGTAAGCCTCTACACCATAAATAGGTTTGAAATCCTTACCTTCCTTCTTCATCCTCTTGGCGTGAAGAACTTGATACGATGTACCGTTCATGTTGCCATGATCTGTGAGCGCAAGAGCTTCAGAGCCATTCTTGTATGCGAATTCCATATGATCCTGCGGGAATCCAAAACCATCAAATGGTGATCCAACGCCTGAATGGGCATGAAGCCCAACAAATTTAATGTTACTCATAGTAACCTCCGTGTTTTTCATTGTGATGTATAATATATAACCTATTACATATCACTTGTCAAATTATTTTTTCCACTTTCTTAATCTTACTTGGCCATCTTTAATTATCGCATAGGTTTGATGATCTATCCAGTCGCCAGTATTCACATATGTCTTTATATTCTCGTCTTCATCAATCCATATTACGGCCTCTGGGATGTGCGTATGTCCCATAATAAAGACATCGGCATCCTTATTCCATTCGAGAACATTCCAGACCCTTCTCAGCTTTCTCTTCTTCAGCTTTCTATTGACAAGCCATGTCGCCAAATCCCACTTTAACCAACGCTCTAGCATATCTTGAAATATCGATACAATGCTCATAGAGAAGCGCCAAGTCACAATACCTGTGTCGAACTGGTGTCCATGCATGACTCTATATTTCCTATTAGCGTATTCAAACTCATATTTATCAAGAAATTTAATTCCGCTAACTGTTTGGCCATCGAACTCCGCAAGATTAATATCATGATTGCCAATCACATAAATTATAGGCTTTCCTTTCTTCTTGAGCGTTTCGATAAATTTTATTGTCTTCTTTGTAAATGTTGGTATCTTGATAAAATCAATTATATCCCCGGCCAATATTAACTCGTCAAACTCAATCTCCTCAATCATTTCACACAAAAGAGTCTCTTTGGCGTAAAAACTTCCCAAATGCAAATCTGATATGACTAATCTAATATAATCTTTCAAAACTTTATCCTTGTGTTAGGGTCATAGTGGTCCAGCAACATGTCAGGCAAGACTTCAGTCATCCCGTCAGTATACCAATAAACACGCACGTCATATAGAATGTCTCCCTCATGATACATGAAAGTTGTAACATCGCACTTAATCTCAAAAATCTCCAGAACGACACCAATTAATCCATCATCAGCGATCCAGCCATCCACTCCATCATACCAGCTTCTATATTCAACCAAATCACCTATTTTGAATTGACACTCGTCTGACACATAAAACACCCCCTAAAGTATATAGAGGCAAAACTGGGCTATTCTTCGACTATATAGGATAGGGGGACATAAAAATGGTGGCAGCAGCAATGATTGGCGCCGTTATCGCTATATTGGGGGCAATGGCGGCAGGTGAATATATAATGTATAAGGACTTTCCGGAGGTAAGTCACATAAATATATTACCTATCTTTTTTCTTATTATGGTTCTTGGTTTGTTTATTGGTTTGCTCTTCATATAAGCCCCAGTCACAATCGCAAGGATCGCATCCGCAGGAATCGCAAAATTTATTCGTGTGTGTGGCACGCCGTTTTGTCATGTTGCGACTCCAGTAATCCAACTCTATACTCTAACAAATATAAGCAAGTCAAAAGTACGATGTTAAGGCCTATGCCCAAAAGAACACCATTGTTGATTAATTTCTGTTTCATTTGTATCTCCTAACTATAAAGCATTTCATTAAAGTTTTAGCAATTTTGAATTCATGCACACCAAATTGGCCCGTGTTATTCATTATGTAAAAATATTCGCCATCTTCTCTTGTGCAGTAATATGCTTTTTTTTTCTCAAAAACAAAGAAATCTTCAACACAAATCAAGATATTGCCACAAAAGTACTTCATATAGTAACTATGAGGTTTGCTCTATTTCTTCCGAGAAAACTAACAATTCGCAATTGTTAATAAAAATTTTGTAATCATAGCTCTTGCGATGAATATCTGCTAATACTACTTCGTTGTCGATGATAATGCCATGATCGCCTATGCAAACAGAACACCCATCCAACAAATCAATGTTGACCCTCATCCTCACCAATGTCCCTAATGGTAGCTTTATCATTAAATCCTGCAACTTCTAGTCCGTTATGCCTCGCAATTTTAATTAGGGTTTCTTTATTATAAAGGTGAGTGGCCTCTAGTAAAAACTTTATCTCTGTTCTCATATCGCCGGTTGAATATGGTTTATATACATCATGAATATTGTCTGACCCGATGGCAACAACCAAATCGTGCTCTAGAAGCTCATCCACTGGTGTTATTGCGTTGTGAGTAGGAGCTAACTCCTCTGTGCGGCGAGCGTCAATCCATGCAGTCGGACATGATATAAATGAGAGTCCGGCGTCTTTTGCCATTTTATAAACTTCTTTACGATACCATTTTGGGTGACAAGCCAAAGAAATTGAATGTACCGCCGATACTCTTCCTTCCATACACATATTCATTGTTTCTCTTGCCAACATTTCGGTTTCTTTCTCTTTTGCTGAGTTTAATTGATCAACGTGTACATGAACACGCTTTTCAAATATGTTGCCAAGCATGAGCACGGTTTCTATGTGCTCTCTCTCCAATCCTTTGTCTGCGCCGGGAAGCGAACCAATAATATCTACCTTATCTTGCTCTAAAGCATCCACAATAAGCCTCTGAGTCTCTGGGGTCATGATACCCTTAAGTGTTTGGCATGCCACTTTAAAACCCATACCCATCATAGCGGCAAAATTTTTGGCTCGAACTGCGGCGTTGATTGCCTTAGTTCCAACAACTGGATCGATATCGATAAAGGATACAATATGCGACGACAACATTTCCTTTTGTGACCTTATGGCTGTTGTTATGTTATTATAAAAATCATCCTCTGTTGCTGCTTTCTTGTACTCATCAACATATTTCCATTTTTGATGAAGATGGTTATAAACAACTGATTCCATGTTTTCTTTAGTAACAGTAAATGCTCTGTCCAGATGTGAGTGTGCATTTACAAAGCCACCAGCAATCCAGATGCCCTCAATAAGCTCTCTTTGTGGATTATAAATATTCATAATTCTCTTCCTTCTTTATTTTACTTAGTGCCCACTTCTTTAGCATCTGTTTCCAATCCTTAAGCGGTATTCTGATTTTGGCTCTACTTTTCGTATTGCCATCAATGTCCCAGATCTCAAAACAGCAATCTGTTAGATCGTTAATTTCAATGTATACATTTGTGCTATCGTGACTCTCACAATATATATCACACTTCTTTTTTTTGTCCATTTGACCTCCTAAATTACAATAATATTTCTTTCATAACCAAACAGTTGCTTGAGGAAGCTTTCAATAACCTTCTTCTTGCATCCATCGTTGTCGCATTCGAATAGGCGCCAACTAAACGCCATCTTTAATTTATCAGTTTTGCTCTTTAATTCATCAATTTCTTTTTTCATTATTTCAGTTACTTTTTTATATGTATTAGGTAATATATCAAGTTTTTGACAAATGTCAAGAAATTCAGCCCATCTTTTTTCATTAAATGCAGAAGTAAGTAGCCTAAAATTGTTTGCAGCATCGAGTGCTTCGTCGCTCTCACTATCTAAAAATTTATCTGGGTGGGTCATTGTTGCGGCTTTACGATACATTTTTTGAAGCGTCTTGTCAGGCTTTTCTTTTTGTTTTTTGGTTTTTTCTTGCTTAACAAGGCCTTGCTCATCAACTGTTGGTTTTTTTGAAGGGAACACTTCTTTTAGCCTTTCTGAGTGTTTCTTATTCAACTCATCTATTGGGATATCATGGTCTTTGCAAAATTGCTGGTAGTATTGTTCGAATTCTATATGCGCTTCTTTGAGAACATCTTTTGTGTATTCGTATTCAGAATTAACGTATATTAATTCTGATAGCAAGCGTTTATATTTCTTTTGTACCAATGACATACAATAATTAGTCCCGATCAGAAGCAATGCGATTAAATTCACGATAAGCGAATAATTCTTTTGTTGGTCTTTGCGTAGTCGAACTTAAATCAGATTGCATATAATCCCTGTATGATTCCCAGCACTCAAGATTATAAAATGTGCTGGTTTCGAATTTGTGCCCTTCGTCGATATCAACACCAACAAAAACATCTTTGGGCTGGAAGCGTCTTGCACTCCAACGTTCTTCTATTGGTAGCTTACTTGTTGGGGCTCCCCACTTATTGAACTCATCAGAGGTATACATCCCGGTTCCCTTTCTTACATTCCTACGGTATATGACAAACTCTTCTTTGCCGAATGTGAAACTAAGGAAGTTGTTGTCTTGTACCGTCTCTCCATCCGAGACCACATAAAAATTCTTTTTACTCTTTATTTGTCTCCGAACCTGCTTGAGTTCCCTTGGGTCCATGACGCCATATGGAAACGACACATAATACTTGTCTGGAATCAGCCACTTGGATATCTTATCTGACACCTTCAAGGCGGTGACTGCGCCATGTAGAACCGACCAAGACAGACAGTCTCTCTTATCTCTGTCCTTTGGATGTAGGGGAACCCAAAAGATTGGAATTCTCTTCCTTCTGCCATTTGGGCGTGCGTCGAACTTGTTATAGAAATGCACAGGATCTTGGATGTAGTCTCCAACCCTATACCGAACGATAGGCGCCAAGTCATCGTTGCAGACAATCCATATTGTGTCACAACCAGCAAAAGCTGCCTCAACAACGGCAGCCTCTATCATTGTGTAATCTGGTGCGATTGGCAGTAAGCAATCGGGATATGGCATACCGTATTCTAAAGGCTGGCCGGCAATTGGAATGATTCCTGCAAGGTGGAAATTTGCTTGTGACGAAAAAGTTTTTTCGCTAAGTTCCATGAACGGCCCCCTTTCTTTCTATTTTTTATGATATGGTCTAAGTTGTAGATTGGTTTATAGTCATGCATGGTCTCACGATAAGCATGCTCTATTTTGATTGGATAATGGTTTGGTGCTCCATTTGGGCGATAACCATTACTTGTGCCATTTATTCCAGCATTTTTCATCATTTTTAAGGTTTTTAGCCTTGCCATGCCCTCAGTGCTATGAACGTCTAAAAGTTGATTTTTGGGCATATATGAGGCGGCACAGACATCTCTTTTATTAGAGTTTGAACCAATGCGATTTGGCCTGTAGAAATGTAAAGTATGCACAAACTGATGTGCGTTATCGTGCAACATGTTGTACTGGTGATTATTGCCGGAGCGAACATGAAACCAGTCATAAACATGCACATTGTTATAATCCACCTCTTCAAAAGCCACACCTTTGTCAAAAGTTATCTTGATGCGCTTGTTATGCTCGGTGACCAAAGTAACCTTATCTTTTTCTTTTCTATTGGTCACCACTATGTTTGGCATGATTATCTGTCCGGTCATTGACATAAGGAATGTAAGCCTATCCCACATCTCCGACTTATAGATCTTTCGCTTATTGTCATAGCCCAAGAACTTGACTTCTTCGCTATATTCAAATGTGTCAAGCTCAAACGGATAAAGGCGCTCAATAAGGAGCACCTGTTCGTCGTTAAGAAAGCTATGTAAAAGGCATTCGAGAGAGCCGCCAAAGTTTAACTTGTCAAAGTGATATTCCGTATTCACTTGTTCCTCCGTCTTTCTCTCCTTCTTCTTGCTAATTCCCTTTTTCTTTCAATCTCTCTCTGTCTGTTAAGAGCGTCCAACTCTGCTTGTCTCTTTTGGAAGGCAGATGTCTGTGAGATTGCGACATTCTTCTCAAAACGGCTCCTGAGTTCGGGTGGGACTTCTTGCCCTTTGGTCAGTGACCAGTTGGGCCTAATGTAATAAATATATACTTCTTCTTGGTCTGCATCCGATGGTGCTTCATGGGTTATGGGCATACCAATTTGTTCCAAAGTAAAATCGATCTTCTCAACCGCAGAGTCCGTAACCATAGGCTGGTTGTCGTATAATGTACCCGTTATTCCGTGATGACCTTTACCAACAGTGTCAAACTTGCTTTTGCCAGAATATATATATCTCATAATATTCAAATCTCTAGCTGCTTGGATCTTATCCTCTGGCTTTATATTTTCCGCTAACCACTCGATATCACCCGTTCTTTTAGAATTAACCATGAATTGGCCAAACCAAACCTTAAATGTTGATCTGAAGTCTTCTTGGCCCATGGCTGCTGTGATTGCTCTGTTATACTTCTGGTCTTTTGGGCTTATCTTTGATAGCTCTCTTGGAACATCACCAAAATACTTTTTAGTCGGTGCTGTCTCGTTTAGCCATTTTTTCCATTTCTTCATCTTTTGTCATCCTAAATAAAAATTCTCTGGGTATTCCTTTTATTACTTCGTCACCCACTAACAAATCGTATGCTTCATAGTAAGTAGTAGTGGGAGAAGACAGCGGTGTCATTAAATCGTATGGACCTGATAGTATAATACCAACTGAACATAGCTTGTCGCCATGTATTAGCTTACCAAAGTCACTTAGCTTGACCAACTCGCCTTTCTTAAATTCCACCTCTCTGTTTCCTATATGATTCTACAGCAACTGGCCATAGCTCTGTTGCAATGTCAAGGCATGCCAATGCTACCTTTTGTATCTCCCATTGAGCACCTTCGTGAGTACGAAGACTAATAAACTTGATCAAATTGTTTAAATTTACTGTTCCGTAATATTCTGTATATAAGTTTTGCGGAAGTACTCCTCTTGCCTGCTCTCTACAGACGCCCCTCTCTATTAGCTTCTTGAAAAGCTCCATACTCTTCATATGATGCTCTATTATCGCAGCAGATGCATGGCGCACAGAGGTTGGGTAAAGAGTGATGCCCATACTGTATGACATATCTGGATTGATGAGTTCATCCGGGTTTGAGGCTTGTCTGTTGGACTCATGTTGAGTTCTGAACATCTTGGGCTCGTAAAACCTCATGTCTTTGTCTGTGTATCTTCTTGAGATTTCGTTGTAGCTCCACGTCCGATGGCGGTGATGCTGAGAGCGAACAAAAAGAGGGACAGTAAATTTGAAAGTAACAAGATTATGCTCCAAGGTTGAGGTATGCTTATGCTTGATAAGGTAATTAATAAGTCGCTTGTCACGCCTATCCAAATCAGACTTTTGCACACCAAAGCTAACCCTAGCACTGTTAACGATGGTAATGTCACTGCCCATATGATCAACGTAATCCACGCAACCAATGTCATCATCGTATATTTTAATTGATTTTTCATATTTAGTCATTATTGTTCTTAATCATCTCTACTAGTTTTTTCTTTTCGCCGAGCATCATCTTTCTGTGTCGCCATCTGGAACTGCCCATTCTATCCCCATCATTTATTTTATTGCTTCTTTCATTGATAGTCTCAACCAGCTTCTTTGCTTCAGGAGTATTTGGCACATCAGATTCTTTGATTGAGATATATGTCTCTCTCATATATTTTGGATTTCTTGGATTAGACATCGGTGATGTTATCTTCCCCTTATTGCCTGCTTCAAAGTCAAAGTCCATAGAGAACTTAGGGCCAGCTTTTTCACCCTTTGATGGAACAGCACTATAAAAGTTTTGCTTTCCGGCCATTTTTGAAAAGTCATTCATGTCGGTAGTCTGCTGGCCGACGGTGTAAGATGGACTTGGTGGTACAATATACATCTCACCATACTGCTCAATGGGATAATTGGGATCTTGTTGCGTTTCTCCAAAATCAACATAACACATTTGATGTAATATTTTATCTTGCGGAGTAGGCGCAGGATCTTGCCTTACTGAATATACGAACGATTCCTGAGCATATTTATAACAGTAGAACACTGCTTCTTCTGCTGACATATGGGGAATAATATATGAATCTTCAGGATCTCCATACTTCCCTTGGATAAAACGATACCCAAACCCGGCAGTATTCATATCAGCAATAAATGCAGCCTTTCTGGCTTGATTTTGCTCTGCTGGGAAGTTTTTCTTAGCGTGTGGGTTCATTGGGCTCATAATAACAACCTGATCGACTGATCCTACTTCGCCGGTAAACAAGTCCATGATGCGTCCATACTGACTCCACTGGGTTGCCTCAGATAATAGCCATGTCTCTTTCTTTCTCTCGCCAATCACTTCTGTGATCATTCTCTTGAGTGTTTCCTTATTCAATTTCATTAGATATTCTCCCATAAATGTAATTTTCTAATATTAAATAGAAAGAATAATCACTAATTTCTACTTTATGCAGCATTCTTCTTTCAACAAGAACAACATCGTTTAATGATAACTCATCACGCAATTTCGAATCTGCTGATACTTCGATAACAAGCGCCTTGACAAAGGGACTCTCTGGTTTCTTATAATCAGATGGCAAAACTACCAAACTATTTTGCTTTTCTTCTTTGTCTTCAATAATACTAACAACCAAGTGTCGGTTGTATGGTGTGAAAAATGCACTCATTGTGCCTCCGTTGTTATATGATTTCACAGGCTCCACCAGCACAAGCTAGTTCGCCTTTTAAGTCAGTGTTGTCATCAGACTCCACTATTTCACCCAAATTAACATTAACTAGCGATTTGAGCATTTGGTCATAATCTTCTTCACTACAATCTTCAAATGGTGCTTGCTTGTAGCTGTGGTCAGAAAATGGCAGTATTGAAAGGCCATTGTAATATTTGCGGTTGTCCCACATCCAATCGCCAACAACTGACCACTCATTCTGCTTGACTGTGATTGTGGCGGAGACATTATTAGTGTTTTGGCCTTTACGGTGACCAGTCGTTACCCAATCCGTATGCACACGCTTTACACGCTCCAAGAGATCAATCGCCGATTCTGCTCTTGTGATAGCGCCTTCTGGTGCTTTTTGTGGAACAGAAATGACTGCTGTGTCATGCGGTCTGAAGTATTCGTCTTCAACTAACTCTGGGTGGCTTGTCGACAAGTAATTGTAAATTGCCTCGTTCTTTCCGACTCTAATTCTACGTATATAGTAGTCGTTGTGCCAAGCGTGAATTCCGCTTGAAGTGCCTAGCACAAGCGAAGTGGTGCCTGCTGGCTTTGTCGTGGTACAGCGGGAAGCTGGTCCTATTCCGATTAAGTCGGCAACTCTCTTGTTCTCTGTCTTTACTGCTTCAGAGGCTGCTGTCATGTCTAGGTCGAGAACAGCACCGGATGCAATACCAGTCATTGATACGCCTATCAAATAATCTTTTTCAGTGTTTCTTTGCCAGACGGGACGAAGATAGTGAAAGTCTGTGTAAGAGGCTTGAAGTGTGCCAATCAGTGACGCAGCTTTTGCTCGTGCTTCGTACTCCTGCTGGGTGGTGATATCACTCACATTCACCTCTGTTAGATTACAAAATTGATAAGGTCTTAAGCTAATCTCACAGCAAGGGTTGCAACCATACTCTTTGTCGTTTGTAAAGTAAATACCGGGCTCTCCGGCGCCAGATGCCTTAATGCGTTCCCAGAGGTCCATAAACTGTGTCTTTTTAATTCTATGTCTCATGATAACAACTGAGTTATTGGCACGGCCACGTTGTGGGTTCTTCTCCCACCAATTACCAGCTTTAGCTGCGATCATCTCGTCATCATCAATTGAAAATAAGGAAATCAAAGCAGCACGACGTATGCCGCCTGCTAATACAGCGTCAGCAACGTGACATACAATATCATGCACTTCAATTGTGCTAAGCTTGTCGCCATTCTCTTTCGAATCTAAAATACCTTGGATCTTTATTAGGCACTCTTTTAGTGGCTGTGGTCCCGGAGCCTTACCTCCGCTAGTCACAAGTCGCTCGCCTTTTGCCCTAATGTCAGAAAAATCAAAACGCAGCTTGGACGTTCCCTTAAAGTATGATTTAATCAATGCAGTAACAGCATCAGACCACCCTTCAATAGAATCGCCAATCAGAAAACGTCTAGCTCTCTTCATATTTGGCTTAAGTATTGATGGTAGTTTTTCGACATGATGGTTCTGTACTGAGTATCCGACACCAGTGCCACCGAGAAGTAAAAACATAATTTCACCAAATACTCGCAAATCATCGATAGGAGCATATGCGCAGTTAAATATTCTATTTGGGCTGATCTCGATTGGCTTACCGGCAAACTGCATTGATCGCATTGAAGGCAAAATCTTTTTATCATAAACAAATCGATAAGCCTCTTCTATCTCCTTCTTGAGGTTGGGAAATTTTTTAATATGCATTTGCATATTTCTGGTTACTAATTCGTTCCAGTTTTCCCTCCTATTTTCTTCATGCAAGTATCTTGCATATTTCATATGGACAGTTATGTCCGACAATATTTCATTTGCTACACTCATTTATTTACCTCTTGATTCTGCGTATTTGTTTCTTAAATATGATAGATTCTCTTTTGATGACATTTGTGGTTTATCATCGTCTTCATCGGCTCTATCTAAAACCTTTATCGATACATTTGAAGTATCCATAAATAACGGGAATACCAATCCGTCTGGTCCATTTCTGTTCTTAGCGACAAAAAATCTTCCTGTATTAGCTTGTTTATCCTGCGCCGTTCTCGATAGCGAGAATATAAAGTCCGCAACAAAACACTTGTTGAACGCTTCAGAGATCGACTCCATTGTAATAACTTCTGCATTTAGCCCACCCCTATTAGTCTGAGAGCATGTCCATACGGGACATTGATAATGTTGAGCGATTCCTCGCAACTCTTCATATATTCCTTCCAAGTCATGACGTTTCTCGCCATAGCTCTTTACTGGCTTTAGTAGATCAGCATAATCAACAATCACCATATCCGGCTTAATACCACGCTTTTTCAAGCGCTCTAAATGACTTTTAAGAGTTAGTGCGCTTGCTGATTTCGTTGGATATTCCTTTATAATTAGGTGGCCTTTAACGTCTTTTACCTGTTCGACAATATTAATTTTATTTCTTAAATGGTCACCAAGCTTAACTCCCGTGAGACAGCAATCAAATCGTTGACCAACAACAGTGTCAGCCAATTCAAGCGTATAATAAACAACTGTTTTTCCTTCCTTGAGAGCGGTAGCCCCAAGGTGGACCATAAGCATTGATTTACCAGCGCCTGTTGGGGCGATTGCAACACCAAGCTCTGCTTTGCCTAATCCACCATTGCATATATCATCAAAGCGACTCCATCCAGTTGTGACTGGGTCTCTCGATTTAATTCGAAAGCGTTCATCAATATCCATATGCCAGTCGTGACCAAAATCAACATTTGTGCCAAGCTTCATGGCGTTTTCAATGACTGCCTGTATTTCTTCAAACGAGGAACTCTTAAGCAGCTTTACGGATTCAATCATAGCCTTTTTCAGAACCTGCTTTCTACAGAAGTCGATCGCATTATCTTTGATAAATTCAGAACCTGATACTTCATCTTGCTGAATGACTTTAGAATAGAATTGTCTTAGCTGCTTTTGGCACGCTTCAGTGTAAGCGCCGAGGCCGGAGGTAATATTGGAAGCCATTATCTCATAAGATGGATGTTGTCTATATTTTGTTCTGTAGTCTAATAGCATCTGTACGAATACTTTAAGATGCTCATATTGTAAGAATTCTACGTTCAGTACCTCTGAAATCTGGTCGCAGAATGTTCTGTCCTGTATCATTAAATGGCACAGGTTCTCTTGAAATGATTTTCCAAACTTTTGAAATGTCTCTTGTTTGTGTTCCATATTACCCTCCGAGTGTAATAACTATATAATATTTTTTCTAAATACCGACCACAAGTCGGTTAGCTTGAGTGACCCTTGTCCGTCCTCCATAAGCATTTGTGTTACTTTGCTCATAGAATACAATGGGTTAAAGTCCTTTATCGTGTTGTCTATTTTCTTTCTTCCCGTGAAAGAAATATTAGGTTCATACAATTGCATGATGTCATAATTACTTATAACACGTTCTTTGAATTCTAGCAACTTTTTATGTACACTTTTTTTATCTGTGGTCATAAAGCAATGTGTAAAAATCTCGTCACAAGAGTATTGTTGCTCTGTTTCAAGGAAAGGAAAATATTTTGCTACTGTCTTCATTCCAATTCTAGGTACGCCTATAAGATTATCAGATTTATCACCCTCAATGGCTCGAACAAGGGCAAAGTTATTTGGGTGAATTCCAAACTTCATTTCTATCTGTTTGCCGTTAATCAGGACTTTTTGTATAGGACGCCATATAAAAGTGTTAGGTTCGCCACACAACTGGTAGAAGTCCTTATCAGATGAGACAATAATCTTATTCCAATTTTTATATTTTTTGTTTTTGTATACATAAGCGATTACATCATCTGCCTCGACATAATCATGCATTAGCTGGACAACAGGCATCTCGTTTAGATACTCATGGACTCTGAGTTGTTGATCTCTTCTATTCTTGTAAGTGTCTTCCTCTGAAAGCTCAATCATTCTGCGGTTAAAACGCACAGGTCTCCTGCCTTGCTTATAGGCTTTGTTCTTTTGTCTTTTCTTCTCTGAACCTCCGTGACCATCCCAAACCACAACTACCTCGTGTGGCCGGAAATCACGACACAATTTTTGCAGAGATTTAATGAAACCAACGGTGCCACCATTGGGCATACCTTTCGGGTTCATGCTTGGTATAATTGTATACGATCTCAAAAACATATTAAGTGCGTCGATAATTAACACACGCTTTGAATCTGATAATTCTATTGCTTTTCTCATTTTACCTCCAATATATATAATATAACCCGTTCTACCTACTTTGTCAAGAAAAAAATGCCCCCGATCCAAAAGACCGGAGGCACCCAAATATCACAACAAGAAGTAATATTATGTTTTATATTTATCAACCATAACTTCATTTAACAAATCAATAACAGCGTTTCTAAAATCTTCTTGTTTTAGTTTATCTTTCCACTGCTTTGATTGAAATTTCAAGGGTTTTCCCTCTTTTGGTGTAATGGTATACCAAGCACCAGCAACGCTAAAATTCGGGGATTTCGAACGCTTTAGAATCTCTAGCCAAGACTCTTCGTCTTGGATACCAATCTCAGAACCCCACATGATTTTGAATTCGCAATCACGACCTTCAGAACCAAAGCGAGATTTTTTAATCAAGCATCTAACTTGAGATCCAACCCTTACCCCATCTTCATCGATAGCGAAGGAAGCTTTCGACTTTCTCTTTGTAAGCCAGATACGGAGAGAAGAGAAATATTCGATTGCCTTGCCGCCCGGAGCCATAAATGGTTCAACAAGAGCCATCATTGGGTTTGAAGAAATATTAGTCTTCAATTGGTTGATAAGAATAAGTGTTGATTCGGTATTGGCGAGGGGGATTGTAAGTTTTGGGAATGCTTTTGAAAAGATACGAGGTTTAACAGCCATTGACGACTGAGGATTAAAATCACCTTCTAAGTCCTTTTCTGAGGGCGTTGCGGCCACTGAGTCCCAAATAAATAGAACACGTGCTCCTGAATATTCATTCATGATGTATTCCATTGTATTTAATACGTTTTCAACACTTATGGCTTGCTGATAGAGCATTTGGTCTTTAATGCAACCTGCTCTTTCTAAGAACAAAGGGTCAATAGCTGACTCTGAGTCGAAATAAACAACAAACATGCCTTTCTTCTGGGCATTCGCTGCTATCTGTGCTGCCATGAAAGATTTACCTGAGCCAGACAAGCCAGCTAACTCAGTAATCTTACCGACAGGGATTCCTGCTTCATTACCGGGATTGATAATCAAGTCTAACCATTTAGATCCGGTGGGAATCCAATCCTTTACGGATACCGGATCTGATTTCGAAAGATCATGGGCAACTTCAATACCCATCTTTTTATTGATCTTTTTTGCTAATTCTGATACGTTAATTTTACCAGTTTTCATTTTTAATACTTGCCCCACGGTTACTCCTTTTTTTAAGATCTATCAATTTTAGATGTTGCCTTTATCAGCTTTCTATTGAAGCTGTCTCTAAAATCAACCAAATCACACCCATCGGCACTGTCTGGTTGAATAAATATTGAAAGTGCATATGGCAATAGCCATCCTGTAACAGCATTTTTTGTCTCAACTGAGGACTGTAGCCAAAACTTAGATATGTATCTATGGTCTGTGTTCAGGCTCAATATATATCTTGATTCTTCTTTATTGGGGTTGGCATTCAATTTAAATGGTTCAGATAATTGCCCCAGAGATATTTCTTGCACGATATAGCTAGGTATTTTTAGCTCAGGCAAATTTGTGGTTGGTAGTTTTATTACTTCTCCAATTTCAATCTCCCCTTTGTCATTAGTCTCAACATCTATTTCCAATGAAGGGGTATTTTGGAGCCCTTCAGCTAATTTTGCCATCGTATCGAGGTGCTTTTCGGTGTCAACGTCGGTTGACATAATACTAGTTTTATTGTGTATTTGTCTCGCTTTTGACATTACGATCTCTTGTATTTTATCTTGCATACTTTGAGTTATAGAAATATCTGATTTATCAAAAGTTACACCAAAATATTTATCGTCATCAGCATCAAAGTATACTGCCCACCTACAATATCTGTAATTTGGATGTTTTTGCCATGTCTTAGACCAGTCGTCATTATTACAAATTCTGCTTTTTATTACTCTGTCGCATCGAAAAACATAACCGCCCTGATTTTTATCAAATTGTTTTGCGGCAGCGACTGGGACATTCGTAAGATCCACCACTCTAATTCTAGAATTGGTGCCGGGGATTATTTCATCGACCTCTTTAATAGTATTTTTGTTATACCAGCATAATGGATCAATAGAGGGGACTACATTGCCATTAATTGTTATTTGTAACTTAGAATTAATAATCTTTTCACAATAAACTTGCGAACAATATTTCTCTATATTTCTTTCAATATTATCTCGCCTCGTACTGAAATTTTCTAGATCGAATTTAGATAACACAATTATTGTACCAGTGGACTTTGTTCCGAGAGTTTCATTAAACATGTCAGTCATCTCTGGTGTAACTTGAACTTCTGATGTACCCCATTGGTCATTTATACGCACCTGATTTATATCATATTGTCTGGCTAACAAAACGCCGGACGCATCTCTGGTCACAGTTAGCTTGTGGGCTGCAATGTTTAGACTGCCTAATGTGCCCCCTAAGCCAAACTTACCAATCTCAGTAGATTTTCTATTTCTTTCAAATCCTAGCGTATACGAGCCATACAGTTTATCTTTATTCATCCCGCTGCCGTCATCGGCAATAATAATTGATGTTATTTCTTTGGAAGGCCCGGTAGTCATAATCTGAATTTTTGTCGCATTTGCGTCATCAGAATTATCAATCAAGTCACCAATTGTGGTGACTAATTTATACCTGCCTCTTCGTAGAGATTCTATAAATTTATATCCAATTTTTCCTGCTTCGAAGGAAGCCTTTATCTTTTTTGCATTATTCGCAATAGCCATATTTAATCCTTTTAGTTAAAACTATTTAAATTCCAAATCGTTTAAGATCTGAAAAAAGAAATTTTCTTTTTTATTATTTCCAATCTTCTAAAGACCAAAAAAAAGGTGCCCTACTTACTTAGAAGCGCCGGGACACCAAGGCGCTCAACCCAAACCTACTAGTCTTGATTCATGAAGCTCTTTAGAGCATCATCAACAGCGCCCAGCTTATTATATTTCTCTGTCTCAGACGAGGCATTTTCGGAGGTAACATCGGAGGATAAATACTCATCCAGTAAAGCTTGTACATCGGAGGTTGTTTGGCGCTGGAAGAGTGTTCCTATGTCTGGAACAGAGTTAATTAATTCATCACAATTTTCCACATCTTCACATAACTCAGATGGGCGGCGACGAGGCTTAAGGGATGTCTTTGGGAATGATCCCGGGGTTCCGGGAATGTTATATGTCATAACGATATCTGTACCAGTCTCTGGGTGTGTAATATCGCCATAGTCAGGGTCAAGAACATAAGATAGTAGGGTTTCATAGGCAGTCTTACCGTATGCCCAAACTCTTACGCCTTTTGATTCCTCTCCACGAACAATAATTGGAGAGTAGTAGCGTTTGCGTGCAAATAGTTTTTTGGCTTCACGCTTAGCTGTGTCGTCGTTATTCTCAACGCCTTCACGCCATAGTTTGCTAGCAAAGTCACAGATAGGACAGTCTTCACCATGGTTGCGCTTAGGACAAAGAATACCGGGGTTCTTGCCCACGTTATAATGGAAATGGAACTCTTTGAAAGGGTCACCATCCACTGTGGGAAGGATTCTAACAGTTTGGTCGCCTTCAGATGGGCGCCACTTTGTGTTATCTTGTTTTTTTCCGCCGTTGCGGGATTGTTCGAGCTTAGCTCTCATTGCTTCTATATTAATAGCCATAATAATTTACCTTTTGTTAAGTTTTTTGTCTATAAAGACTAAGGTCAAGGGGCTAAAAGCCCCTCGCCGAGATTGTTATTGAATAAGTTTAAACTACTTATTAAAGTTGTAAGTCACATTTTGCGATTGCACTTCGCCGACTACACGGCCAGTGTTAAATACACGAAAGTCATTCTTGTCAGTGTCAAAGACAACTTGGATTTCACCACTAGATTCTTTACGTTGTTTAGCAGAAAAGATATGATCAGGCAAGTCAGAAACTTTGATAAAGTTCATGGTGCGCTTAGATCCGTCAGTCTTGATAAAAGTTCCAGTGTATTGTGTATATGTACTCATTGTACCTCCAGTAAATAATGATGAGATTTTGTTTGAGAAACTCGCAAAGTAGTCCTTAAGAGGATTGCGTTTTGTGGTTTTGTTTGATGATGACGACAATGTCTTAACCTCTCTTATTGTGCTTCATATATATTATAACATGTTTTGTTATGTTTGTCAAGAAAAAAATTCATTTTTTTTCTCAGTGTTGAATGTGATTTTTTGAGAAGCTTTTCTTGCTTACATTAATAATATAACCTGTTTGTTATGAGTTGTCAAGTTTTTTTGTAATATGTTTTGAAGAAATAGTTCCAACTAAGGTTCCATGGTTAAATGTTCGAATTGCATTAGCATTAACATCATATACGATTTCACGCTTGCAGTCTGAACTAAGATAATTTCTGCGTGTATTTTCCGATACCATTCCTTTTGGTAAGTCAAGGATCTTGATATAGTTCATCAGGCGCATAGAGCCGTCTTTTTTACGAAAAGTTCCAGTATATTGTGAATAGGTCATATTACCTCCGGTTATATTGTGATAAGAAACATTTTGTCTCTCATTTATATTATATCATATTTTAATGTATTTGTCAAGAAAAAAGTTTATTTTTTTTAGAAGGTTACCTCCAAGGTTGAATATGGTGTGTATATTTAAGAGAATAGAAAAACGATTGCTTATGCTCAGAAGAAAAGATTGAGAATGAAGAAGTCATGTTATTGCTTTCATCATTGTGTATTCGTTTCTTGATTGTGTTCAACAAGTTTTTATCCTTCTCTAGTTTTTGTTTGCTTATACTATAAATATAACTTGTTTCAGTGCAGTTGTCAAGTAAAAACATTAACTTTTCTTGATCTTTATCGAAATTGCCAACTGAGATGGTGTTTATCCTTGAAATTTCTTTTGGTTTATGTGTGCCACCTAGAACTGGTGTTTGATCCTTGAACCACAGAATGGTTTCAACTGTATTTGCTATTTGTTTATTAATTGCACTATACATCATGGTAATTGATTGATCACCAACAATACTCAAGATATCCTTATTAGAAAAGATAGACATACTGTGTATAAGGCCAGATCTTGCGTATTCCTGTAGGACATTAGACACTATTTTGTGTCGCTTGACAACTTGGGGTGATGCCCATTCTAAATCCGGGTATATGTAACCAATATTTATTTTTTTACTCTTCAAGGTCTCCAGTATTCTTAATGTTGCCGATGAACATAAGGAACCTCCACAAACAAAAAACCAACATTCATCAAACTCTAGATTCTCAAATTTGGAATTTCTGCCTCGAAAAAAATTCGGACAATTTGACTCATACGATTCTTCGTCTGTACATTTCTTTGGGAAATCACTTTGTTTGATATAAACCTTTTTATATGATGATGAAAACTCTTTTGCAATGCCGCAGCCTGCTGTACCTAACCCTATGATAACCATGATACCTCCTGTAAGTCACGATAGTTTCTTCCGGCTGTTGCGGATGATTTAAACCAGCCGAGATCAGTGTCCTCGAATATCTCTTGGACACTTGGTAGTATATGCCTATCTTCAAAAGCCAAATCGATTGTTAATGAATCATGAACAACGGAATGCACAAAAGACTTACGGTTCTTCATAAACTTATAAATCTTCACAGCCTGCTTCATGCAGTTGTCTGATGATGTGCTCTGGAGAAGGTAGTTAAGTGCATGAAAGTCGTTAGCTTCAATCTTGCGACCAAATGGTGTGTGAATGAAACCATCTTTATAATATTTATTTAATAATAGTCTGCGATCGTAATAATCTGATTTGATTGCATCAGAGTTTGGATTGTAGAACCAAGCCAGAAACTTCTTCTTGGCAACAGTGCGATCTGTTACATTATCGAAGATGTTTTCCATGTTCCATAAATGAATATCTGCTTTTGGGTGCGTTCCGGTTGATAATGAGATAAAGGTTCTAATCTCCGCACCATTTAAGTCGAATTGGACAAAGATGTCATTTTTTGGCACCACACAGTTGGCGATTTCCTTCTTGAGGTTCATGATAGGGAAGGAGCCCTTCTCAGTTGTGAGGCGACCCGTTTTTGAACCCCATATATCATAGCAGATTGGCTTATTTTTGCCGTTTAAGAAGTTGAGCAGTACGTTTGCCTTGTTATCATGTTTGGCGTGTTTTTTGAGCACTTCTTGGTCGATAATGACAGGTATTTGCTTTATGCCATGGGCCATAACTTTTAAATCAACCATAAAACCATGATTCTGTGGTTTGTGATAACTATCGAAAACGTATTGACAGATTTCGTTTTTAACTTCGCAATAGTGCATTAGGTGCTGCTCGGGAATAACGTCGAACAAGCAATGTTCTTTCATATTTATCTTGGCGATGAACGCAGACTTAACAAATGATTTTATTTTTGATTCTCTTTTTTCGAGTCTTGATCGGAGATTCTCTGGAGCGACATCAGCAAGGGTCTTGCCAGCAGAATAAATGCTAGCATAATCAACATTGCGATTAGCAAGCCTGTGGTCCCAGTTCCATGTTCCCCAAATATTGTCCGGGATTCTGTCGTATGTAAATTTTCCGTCACCGTAGATTCCAAAGCACTCATTCCTATCATCTAAAATCTGAAATATCATTAATAACCTCCGCTTGACCCTCCTCCGCTCATTCCGCCGCTTGAACCTCCTCCAAGCATTGATGTTCCGGACCCGATGGCCTGTTTTGTTTGTTTCCCTGTTGGGCCGATGCCTTGTTTTGCTTTGACCCTTGAGTCAAAACGTCTGATCATATCTTGAAGACCAAAAGGCTTCTTGAATAGCTCAGCAGCAAAGATATTATTAATATAACTCATTGCTTCAGTTATGTCAAGGAAAGTTTTTGATTTTTTTATCATTTGATTAACATTATATTCTGATAATGGATGTCCTTCCTCTTGATTACGCAATCTACAATACATTGAAATATACTTTCTGGGGTTTCTATATGTCATATCAGTATCTGGTATGAACTTCCTTTTGTTTTTATGAACTCTTGTTTTATTTGTACATAATACTTTTCTAATTATTATATCTGGATTTAATAATACAAAATCATTATAGAATTGAATTAAATTATTATATAATAATTCTATATCTAAATTATAACATAAATTATAATTATTATTTAATATATTAATAGCATCTGAGAATGGATCATCGTAGAATTGTCTAATCGCTGGTGAATTTAGATCTGCGATTAATATCCATGGGGCTTGTTTGACTAAGCAGAAGCCTTTATTCATTGCTAATTTTTTATAGTATGAAAACAAAAGATTATTTACAAAATCAGTATTCTCGCCATCATCATGATATGAATTATCCATAATAGAAATTGTTAAGCCGCTTGTGTGTAATGAATTTTCTTTAGATGTTGTCCAGCCACTGAATGTAATGGGAGTTCCTTTTTCAAAAGTAGAAAAATAATTAATAATTTCTTTGACATATGATTGAAAATGTGTTATATTCTTTTTAACACTATCATCAACAGACATATTAAAATCTCTAAACAAATTCTTAATGTATGAATTATATGATACTCTCGGCGACACGAACGTCATTACTGGTTCCATTGTACTTATTGATTGCTGAGTCGGCAATAGCGTGCCAAGACTCATTTTTATTTGTATATTGTTTTTCATTGCGGCATGCATATTTTTGACAAAAGGTAATGTACGATGATTTTTGTCACTAATAAATTCTTTACTTTGACCTATACTGACAAGCTTTTCTTCTTTAATGTATATTGGAAGACCTCTATCATTTATTTTCCCATAATATTGGAGTTCAATATTATTAATGTCTTTGATAGCCGGATCCAGCCTGCCGCTCTCTAGAAGCGGAAAAGTTCTTGTTTGGTATTGCGCTCTAAGAATTGCGATACTCATTGCTGAGTTCATAAAGTTATTTCCGTACATATTATGTTCCGCCTCCTGACGATCCGCCTCCTGTTCCGGCTGGTGCAGGAACTGTTGCCGTTGCTGTATCCTCGATATCGTTGATTATTGACAAATCAACTTGTAATAAATATCCGCTGGTTGTATTTGTTGTACAGACAAAAGCCAATTTCGCATCTTCTGTGTAGAAGGCTAGCACCTTGTATGCCGGACCTACATCGCTTTGCCCTTTTGATACTCCCAATTTGTCCAGTTCAGCCATCGCCGGCCCAGCATGAATTGCTACCTGCACAGGATATAATTTGTATTTTGATTTTGATTGTGCAATACCGTTGGTAGCTGGATTGATGCATCCAACAGGAACTTCGCTTGTTTCTTTTGGTGAAAAATCAACATATGTGTGAGACCGGTCAACCGATATCTGACCACTATTGAAAGTAAAGCTCATTGGAATAGCAGTTCCTTTCTGTGGGATGGATGCTTTGGGGGCCGGCGGCTTGTTTTTCTGCTGTTGGTTCTGCTTTTGTTGCTCGGCTTTCTTTTTATCTAATTCCAGTTGTTTTTGCTGCTTCAGTGCTTGTGCTCTCTTTTTTAACCATGCCGCACCTTTTTTAATACTTTCCAGTACATTAGGTACGCCTTTCGGTAGGGTTGAATTGCATGCTTGCTTAGGCCCCTTCGGGTTTGGAATTAGGGACGATTTATAATAGTTGTGTTTTCCGTGTTTACCGGGTAATCCGTAAGAAACCCATGTTGCCTCTATTTCTGTTTTTGAATTAGCGCTGACACCGCCACCATATGAGATGTTGTGATTGACGGAAACAATTTGATAATATCCCCCAAGACCCAATACAAATGCCATTGATTTTATATTATTACTGTCTCCGTTTACACCGGCATCAACCCATATCAACTGTCCGGGAAAAAGAAAATAAGCAGCTTTTGATAGTGTTATTTTTACACTATATACACCAGAAATCTGCGCTAAGTTACCCATGTTAGATGCGAAGAATTTTACCTCTCTTCTGTAGGGAGCATCTTGCTTTGAAAAATCCATCGACTCGATCAATCCGTTTGCGCCGTTATGCATAAATCCGTTTGAGGTAAATTCAGTTACTTTTTTCTTAAACTTAAATTCAGGAATACCGGCGTCATGTTGAGAATAATTGTTTGTTTTTGCTTGGAATTCATATGATGATGCATTCGCTGGATATACAATCAAGTATGAACAATAAGAGCTTCTTTGGATTGAATTCAAACCAAGAGTGCCATCGTCTGGTACCTTTTTAAGTAATGGATATTCTTCTTTGTCGGCACTATGATAATTAAAAGACAGGCAACCATTATCAATTTTGGTTGTTGCGTTTTTTAATTCGGCATAGTACCTCTCACCTAAGCCGCTTAGATTGCCTTTTCGATTTGATGCGAACTCTTTGGGATCATTAGAAAATAAACCAATATCAGTCGTAGCTCTAAATAGTGTTTTGTGTTCGGCTCCAACATTGAAACAAATATCACCTAAAATTCTTGTAATAACTGTTTGTGCTAGTGCATTAATAAACCCATTAAGTGAATAATATTGTAGTTTCTTTTCAATAACTTCTTGCCTATACCACTCAGAGAACCAATCAAATGAAATAGGGACATCTGCTAAGTTTGTTGTATATGGTTTATATTGCCCTTTCTCAGTGGGCAAATACCACTTAAATGATGTCAATATAACTTTTAATGGATCCGGATTAAAATAATATCCACCATTTTTACTTTTTCTTAACAACATTTTATCGGCTTCGGTTCTAACTCCCATTTTATCATCATCTGATTTTTCGTGAATTCCGTCCATTATGACATCAATTAAATCACCAAAATAGAAAAATTTAATCTTAGTATATTGCAAATCAAAAAGCTTTTCTTTCTGAGTTATGTTTGCTTTTTTCTTCAATGTGCCGGCATTTTTTCCTAATAGCCAATACTTTGTATAATAATCAGTCACACTCTCCATCACTTTTGTTTTTTCCGGAAACAAAACCTTTGTAGGATAATATTTTAGATAATTTTTAAATTCTTCTTCTGATTTCGGATGGGAACCTTCAATAATTTTATGTAGTTTAATATAATTGTGAAACCCTTGTGCATGTATTTCCTGATCAATATCAGCTTTTTCTAGAGGATCTAATATTTTCCATGGTTTTGCAATTTTATCATTAGACAATGCAAAGCTGCTTCTAACATCTGTGTCTTTCATGCCCACCTGATATATTCTATTAGATTCGGCTAACTTATTAACAATTCTAGAAAGTGTATCTATATTTTCAGTAGTTGAGACTTGTGCGTTTAATCTTATTTGTTCTCTTATTTCATCTATATCGCACCCTTTCGCTAATTTTTCTTGCACCACCTCTTCTCTATCAATTCTATTCTTCATTGTACTCGGCCCTGCCAAGGCATCAATGGAAGGGTCTGTCATGGCGGAGTCAACATATCCACGATAAGACACAGTAATCTCGGCTGCGTTTGTTTTGGAATCTTTTTTAATTTCATGATCCACAACAGCTATATCCAGAACTAGAGGAGTCTGTCTGAGCATTTTATCAATAAAGGGTCCGTCCTCCGGCACTGATGTCCCTTTGGTCTCATAATATACATAGCTTTCCAATAACAGGCGGTTATAATCAGGGTGATATTGGCCCCTAAATACACTGGCAAATCCAGTTGGTTTATTGTTATTAGTATAAGTTAATAAATCTAAAAAACTGTATTTATAAGAATAGGTGTCATCTCCAATTTTAACTCGATCTTTAAAAGTATAATCCAAATGTGTAATATCGGGTAGATAGAATTTCATCTTAACTTCAACATCAGATTTGGCAGTGGCCATATTTCCACCTTTGAATTCTACCTGAATGGACTTAATTAATACAATATTTTCTCTATAGAGAGGGCCATTTTGTATTGATTTTCTTTCGCTTTTGATATAAAGGTTCTTGCCTAATTTGGTGCCGTCTTTTGTATCCACTATCTCAGCAAATGAAAAGTTTAGTGGCAGCTTTACTTCATTACCATTATTAACCAATTTACCATCTAAGCCTGTAAAGTTTTTAACGACTTTTGAAATTGATACTCTTGTACCAAGATCATTAATAATCATCCCACCAGCATTAATGTATTGGTTAATTCCTGCCTCTTCATAAAACTGCACAGGCGGGAGATTTAATGCATTCATTGTATTTTGGTATGGATCGACATTAATTGGAATAATTCTTCCGCCGTATGGAATTGGCAAATTTTCATAATAATTCATTTTATCCATTGCTTTTCCACCAGCATCTGTGAACGGTCTTATTATTTTGTCACCTTGGGAATTTCTACCTGTTCTTAGGCCGCCTGATAACTTTTGTAACCAAGGCATAGCTGATAATAAAATACATTGATATACGCTTTTTCTAAATTCCTCCCTCGCTGTTTGAGTACCCGCTCTGGCTGCCTGTTCGTATGGTATTGCTAAACCGGCTAATTTCTCTAGCGCTTCATGTTGCTTCTGGTCTTCTTCGATTCTCTTTTTTAATTCTCGTGGCTTATCATCAGAAAAATCCTCAACGAATTCGACAGGCCACCAGTCCATTAGATCGTGGAATGCAAACTTAGGGCCGTTGAATCGTGGCGTTACAAATTCAAAGCCCAAATTCTTAAATTCGCTATACAGCTTTTTGTATTCAGCATTAATGCCTCCACCCGCAAATGCTTTTACCTCCTCTTGTCCCTGCCCGCCGGAGTATTTAAATTTGTGTCCCCCGAATCTTATAAAATTGGCTATTTTAGTAGCTGTGAGTTCATTGGCGCCCCCAAAAAATTCGGCCACCTCATAATTCGGAGATATATTGTCTGAGACGGTTATAGCGAGATACCCACAGCAAGTCATAATGATTTTGATATAAGTTTGGTATAAGGATGTATATGTATCAGCTTGAAGTGCGGGGTTCCCGGACAACTTTGCAATTAATTCCCCTTCTTTTGCGTGCTTGCCCAGATCTTTATAATCAGTGAATCTTGTAGATTTCATGATAGTGGCGATAAACGGCCTCCTATTATTCATAGCAGAGAGAGCTTGTTTTAAGAACTTTTCGTTTTGATGACTGAGCATGTTATATGGGGGGACCCGTCCAAACTGTAAGAATTCTACTATATCCTTGGGTTCCCCGCCACTAAAATAAAGAACCGAACCCATTCTATAGCCTTTGCCTTTGCCGGGTGCAAACGATGGCGGCATTAGATCACTTGCTTTGTGTTGCGATTGGTTCCTTTTAATTATACCTATGGTGCTAGTAACAAATTCTAAAAATGGATTAACAATATTACTAATTGAGAGACCCATGGCACTTAAAACCCAATTAAATAAATCAGCGTATGTTTGTAATTCTCCTTTAGCTTTATCACTACCCTTTAGTGCCGATAGGAAACCCATAACTTCACCAGTTGCAGAAGTGTTTATTATATCGCATATTGCATATAAATTAGCAGCACTTTGTTCTGGATCCGGTTTAATAATATACTGCCTAAGATTATCAACGCCCGTGCCAAACTGATTAATATTAACATTTTGTTTTCTATACCACGAAACCAATACGTCAAAATCATTCAAATTGGGATCATTTGTAAGGGGATGTGAGGGCGTATTTGTTGTACCTGATCTATTTGCCATGTTTACCTCACTATGCTCGCATAAATTTCTTCTGGTGGAAATGGAATTTCGATCGCATCACCAACTGTATAATGTGCATCTGTTGGTTTATTGTTCCATAAGGCAATAATCCACCAATACTTTAAATCACCATAATATTGATATGCAAGCTTATATAACTTATCGCCTCTTTTCCATACATGTTGTCTAGCGGGAAAATTTGTTTCATAGTTTTCCCCAAGAACAAAAGTTAAATAGTGTTCAATGTTGGTGACACCTCGGTCTTCCAAAAAGTCACTATATTGATCTTCATCATTATTATATTTTCTTCTTCCAATATATTTAGGCATTATTAGGCTCCAAAATCGTGGTCATTGACTTCAAGAGTCAGTGATATATCAAACTGCTTAGGTAATAGCATTCCATTTTGCTCAAAAAATCCAAAATCCAACAGCGGCTTTATTGTTAAACTATTGCAAATACATCTCACAAAGCCCTTGCCGTTAAAAAAGCTTGTCCCGCTGCCAATAAGGTTACCAACTCTCACGAATATAAATGCAAAGGCTGTATCGCCCGGTATATAAGTAGGGTATATCATCCTCATTAATTTTTGATAGTTATATAATATTTGTCTTGAATGTGCGACATTGATAGCGGAAGTTTTGAACCCCAACGAGTATGATGGCATCTTTGTATCAAATACAATCCTGTCTTTACCAGTCAGGTGTTTAAATTCTTGCATTCCTTTGCCATCTATTTTCCTTGCAACCGATAGTTTGCTAACAAAAGGATAGAAATCTATTTTGTGTTTATATTTTTTAAACTGTATTTTGTTTCCCGACTTATTTGTATATTGCTGTTCGATAGATCTATTAAACTTGCCCTGATCTGGTCTTGAAACAATTCCAAATGGCCAATACTGTGAATCGTGTTCATGATAGTTTGTTTCAGAATTATATCTATTTGTTGAAGTATTATCGCTCTTGTTATAGAATCCAAGAATATTCTTAATTGGCCCACCATCAGTCTTTTTTGACAATTTTACACCGGGCTCAAATCGATTAAGCATATCCGCATCAAATGAAACCTTATATGATTTAGGAATCATATCGCCATCTACTTCAAAAAATCCCATATCTATATCAACATCAACATTCACGTTACTAAGAAAACATCTTAAGGCATAATTTGACAAATTCTTATCTGTTACGGTTTTTTCACTACTCAATATTTGTTTTTCATTATCGTATTTTCCGCTTTGAATTAAATTTGCAAAACTAATTCTAAACACCATATTTTCACCAGCATATGAAGTCTGTGTGCTATTTTTTGACTCTTCCGATCCGGCCGCTGGCTTATCCCCGCCTTCTTTGGGGTTCTTTTTTTTGCGTTGATTTTTTTTAAATCTTTTCGCAGAACATATCTTAGCCATTTTATACTTATTTGGCTTGTTATTTTTTAAACTCTGGACTGCGCTTTCGTCAAAATCGTGAGCAACTCGACCATCGTCAAATTTATAACCGTTATTCTCCATCTCAGATAATAACGCAGCACAGTTATCATTCGTGGCTGTGCCTTTTCCGACTTTTACAGGTTTTCTTTTGGGATCTCTAAGCCAAGAAAGCAATTTTGAAACCTTTTCTCTATTTGCTAATGCCTCTGATACAGAAGTCGCTGGTACTTCTAGCGCAACTTTTATTCCAATATCGCTCTCCTTAATAACTTGAGAGGGATTAGCATTAGTGACATTATCACTAATTGGTTCTGTTGTTAATTTCAATTCATACGACAACTCAGTTAAAAATGGCTTAAAAACAATAAGCTCATCCATGCTACCTTCTCTATTAATATAAAAATAAGCATTTTTGTTTTTAATATATATTTTTGAATAATCATTTCCCCGATATTTATCAAAATTGTTTAGTCTATTCCAAAAAGCCATATATTACCTCGTACTTGCTATCTCTTCGCTTATTATATGCCTCAATTGGTCACCGTCTAGTGTTACCGAGACATTAACCACTGGAGCGGCCATTTCAATATTGTCGTCCATATTTACATCAACTGTGATCTTTGGAGGTACAAGAGCGAACATTCCGCCTTGACCAGCAATAATAGTCGCACCCTGTGCATCACCAGTGACTATCATCGATTTGTCTCCTAGGCTTTTGAACAATTCACCGCCCGCTGCTGCGAGACCTGATATTCCTTCTTTGAGCGCTTTCATACCCTTGCCCATTTTCTCTACACCATCGCCGATTGATAACATATCATCGAAGCTAGTCCCTGACATTGCCATGGTTGCTCTTAGCGCTACAAGTGCTAATGTTCCCGCTGCTATTCCCATGGCTGACATCATTGCCATTTTGCCCAAGAAAAAGAAAGCCCCACCAATTGCCAGTAACCCACCAGCAACAAGAAAAAGTTCCCCGACGTTATTGACCATTAATTCAAACATTTTTGTGAATGAATCCGTGAGGAGAGTAAAGGCATCAATGATTGGCGGTATCATGTAAAAGAGCGCCGCCAATGTTAGCAC